TTTTGGAGAACTTCTCCTTGGGGTTAGGAATCTTGCGCCGCTTAGACTGTTTGTACAAGTGCTTCAACGGATACTTTGACCAACCTTTTCGCAATACGCCTCGCACCCATGTGATGAACTTTGACTCACTTCCCCAAGGGTTGCCTTCTTCCTCCCACGGCTTAGCATCTTTACGGCTTGTAGACATATCCCTCCGCTTCGTTCTTGTTGCGGACATAGTGGTACACGTTAAGAATCTTAAGGCCGCTAATATCCCAACCAATGAAACGCTTCACAACACGTTCTTCGTAAGTTAGTGTGTCAACTACTTTCCAGCCATACCAAGTTTCTACTGGCATGTAGCGTACGGGGCAGGATTGTTTAGTCATCGCTCACCACCACGTCTTTGAGGTCGCTAGGCAGATATCCTCGGTCGAAAAGCCAATCTTGGTCGCAAGTAATATACTCTGCGTAAATGCCGAGTACGGCCAGCACATCTTCTACGCTAAGCCTGTGGGCTTCCACCTCAAGCTCACCATCAATATACAGCCCTTCCCAGTCGTCCTCGTTTGTTACGAAAGTGATTTTCTTGTTCATACCAGAGCCCACTCCTCACTAAATTTATATTGCTGACCAACATAGTCAAGCATCTTAAGAAGCATAACATTTTCATCCATCACTTCCACCCAAGATAAGGTCGTACCGTCAGCCAACTGATACCCGTCCTTAAAAGTTTCCTGATAAACCCAAGCAACCCGCTTAGCAAGTTCTTCTTTTGTCTCGCACCCTACAAGGCATTTAGTAGCAGCAACTTCCCCAAACCCTTTACCCTTGCGAATGCCAAACTTCTCTCGCACAGAATCTACAGCGTGCGGAATTCCCATAATATTATCGATGCTATCTCCTCGCAAACTTTGATAGGCAAGCTGGTAGAACCCTTCAAAATCCTCGACGTAGGTTGCAGCATCATCCCATCTCGTAGCATCGGTATGCCAACCAACACACATCTTCAAGTCCTTATCGGGGCTGCTGATCGCCCTGTCAGAGTCTTCGCCGTGTTCACGATGTTCAGCAAGCCAGATGCTACAAATGTCGTCGCTCTCAATATTGGTTTCGGGTTGCACAATGTACTCAGGAATGCGTCTTAGCAGCTTGGCCTTAATGTCGTTGAACAGCAATGGCTTTGCAGCACGTTGCCCCTTGTACGGCTGAATCCTAGCAATCTTATCTCGGAAGTTTCCGTGAGGTCCGCCTACAATAAACTTAACACTCTTGACAGGGTTACTCTCGTTGATGTCATTCATTCGACCCAACAAACCCTCAACAGCATTGTTGACACTTCCTACAATCGTTACGTTGTCTTCAATTTCAAACTGCTCAGCTTTCCACTTAGGATTCTCTTTCAGCCAATTCTTAAATGCTGTACGGTTATCGTACTCTTTCTTTCTTCCGGAAGCAATGTGCCTAGCAAAGATTGTGTTCTTTTGTTGTGCAGCGGCGGCAGAGACAAGGGCTGTGTCGAAGTCGCAATATAGGTCATACTTTCTCATAAGCCTCCTAACAATAAAGCCCCAACACCCTTTCGAGTGCAGGGGCAGATGTTACTCTACAATGTTGTCATCTCAAAAAGGCGCCGAGTCAAGTTCCTCTTGTGTTGGCTCGTCGTACTCTTTGGTTTGCTGTTTAGCTTTGTTGGCACGAGCCTTCGTAGCAGACTCTTTAGCTTCCTCAACCTTCACGGGCTTGACATCGCCAAACTCACTTCCCGCTGCACCGCCGCCCGACGACTTGTACTCGATAAAACCTTCTTCATCCATAAGAATGTTATTCAGTTGACCGAACGTACCGAACGAGTTTTCGGTTATACGATACGACACTTTAGCTTTCGAGCCATTGCTAATCAGGCGCGATTGCGTGATGTCCACACGCTCACCATCTGCCGTGTCCAGCAGAACTTTCGGGCGATACTTCTCGTCGTACATCTCGCCATCTTTCGATGCAGGCTTGCGCATTTTGATGACAAACACTTCTTCGCCACCGAACGGAGGGTCCATCTTGAATTTCTCGGTAAACTCTTCTGCATCAAGCTCTTTAGCTTTCTGCTTGGAGAATTGCTTGTTCCAAGCTTTAGCAGTTGCTTTATCAACGATGCAGTCAACTTCGTACACGAGGTCTTCAGATTGATACTTCTTAACCGGTTCAGCGATCTTAGCGTATGCCAGCACAACATTGTTCAGAACACCGTATTGATTTTTATCAGCCATTTTGTTTCCTTTTCACTTGAGTTATAAATTTACAGCACTTGCGGAATGCCACTTGACGATTCCTCCTTCGCGCCCCTGAGAATGCAGAGGCTACATATCCTTATTAGCCTCCTTAGCAGCCTGCTTCCAAGCCACCATTACAAGCATCACAAGAAAAACTGTGTTGAAAAATGGCAGTAATCCCCACACCACAGCAGTTATTAATTGACCAGTAGTAAGCTTGTCATCTGCGAAGTAGATGTTGCACAGAATAAGCGCCATGCAGAGCAGGCAGCACACGATATAGAAGATTGTCATTCCGTTCCCTTTGTCTCGTCCGATACGGCAATAAAGTCCACGCCCGCGAATTTAATCCACTGCTTATGACAGCTTGCGATTTCCGAACCTTCTACAATATCCGTGAATTGCTGCTTGTAAAAAGTGTACCGCTCTTTCACAGCGGGCAGATTCACGAGAGTATCGAACTGCTCTTTTGTAATGTACAGCTTATTCACGCACCCTCCTTATCATCCCAAAGTTTCAATATAGCTTGTTCGATTTCCTGCCAAGCCTTCTCGCCCAACAAGTTGCTAATCTCAATACCGTCAATGAACACAGCCTCTACAATCACCTCCTCTGGCGATTCTGGCTCATCGGCTGTTGCAGGGATTGCTTGGTAGAACCTGAATTCGACATCTAGCTGAACTCCCCTGAGTTCAATTTTACGGGTGAAGAATTGTTTATTTGATTCTGAATAAATCAAGAATGTCCTCCCAAATTAACAACAACAAGCCGATTTTTACGAGCATGAGTCTGTATTGTAGCTCACTCATTTTCTAGCTCGTGCATTTTGTTTAGCATCGACTCGTAGCGTTTCTGTTCAGACAGAACAATTGCCAACTGGTTCATTAGCTTGTCCTTACGAGATGCTAGATATTCTAGGTGAAGTTCAATTTCTTCCTTAGTCACACATCCTCCTTATCCACTAAAACGTCATTGTACACCATTTTCTCCGGCGACACAAGCATTCTATCGATCTCGCCTACAAGATTGTTTACCGTGCGTAAGCTTTTTACCACACCTTTAGCATCTTGTGTTGCGTGACCATTTTTGTAGAGCCAATCCATCAGCTTAAACGCCTTGGCGCGATAATAGTTGTACATCTTATCCTTCTTGTAAAGTACCCCTTTTGGGAACGTGGGGTCTAGCTCTACAAAGTAAGGCATCTTCAGCACAACATCTCGGCATTTATTCACAATTGCCGAGACAACGACAGCAGCAAGCTTCGCATAGTCCTCGTCAGATGCTTCCCTCGTTGTGGCACGAAGCTGGTTAGATGGTTTGTGTCGGGGTGCCATGTTCAACATAAAACAAAACGTTAGCGAGTTGCATCCAGTTTTCGTAAGTGCCTCCGTCAGAAGGTTTAATCTTCTCTACAGAGGCTTTAACATAAAAAGTGTACAAAGTTTTCATTTCAGCAGAAGAAACAAAATCCGCCCATTGCTTATTTGTAAGTTTTACACGAAACTGTGGTGTCTCGTACGTAATCGGACGGAACCAAGATGTTACTTGTGCAATCCTTCCTGTAAGGTCTTTTTCAACATTGAAAAGTTCGTATGGTAGGTTTACATACACAGATTGTTTCTCAGTACAATACTTCTGACGAAACTCTTCAGCCCATTCAATCTCTTCTGGATAAGGGTCACGCCCTATAGCATCAAACGTAAATTTCTTACTCATCCCATCTCCACATCATGTAAGTTGCCCTCAAGTCCCTCTGCAATTTCTTGCAGCTTCTGCTTCACCCAAAGCATAGTGATGGCAGAGACATCTTCTGAAAGATATAGCTCAGGGACGTTGTCAATTTGTACTCGAAAGGTTAGGTTCATTGGTTGTCCTTATAATACCCAACAATGTCACAAATATTCGCGATAAATTCGTAAGCGTTTTCAATCACGCGGTCGGTTTGAGAGATGCATTCCTCGCAGGTGATTTTGTTGTCGTCAACGAACTTCTTGCAAAGCTTGACTAGACTGATACGCTTCTTTGCATAACGTTCGAAGCTTTCTTCAAGCTGTTGTTCGGATTCCATCATTCCTCCGTGTAAAATCTGTTGGGCACATACTGCCAAGTCGAACCATTCCAAGCAACATCACGACTATTCGTAAAATTGTTGCGCATTCCTGCTCCGTACGTTTGTGATGTATTCTTTGTCGATGTCTGCCTGATGGGCGTGGTCGAAGCCGTCTTGCCAGTATTCATGCTCATCTGTGCCCTCTTCGTATGGGTTGATGGTTTTACCTTTTGCATACGCCGCTTGCCCTTCGTAGTACGATTTAAAACGCATTTCTGTGTTGTCCTTGTTAAGTTCCGTGACGCTCAGTGTACCCGGCCCCTTGCCGGTTAAGTTCTTCGATCATTTTAGCACGATGCTCGCATGCTAGGCGGAAAGCTTCATCATAGCCATACTTTTTGACAGCGAATGATTTTTTATGTTGTACTCCACAAGAGCACCAAGTCGCCACAAAGTTTTCATAAGTCCTGCCCCGCCTGCGCTGGATTTGGTACGAAACACCCATAGCAGAAGATCTATTAGTGGATGGCCTTTTAGCATTTCTGGTGTTGACAGCCCCTGTGACAACCCTAAGATTTTTCACAGTGTTATTAGACGGATTCCCGTCTATGTGGTCGATGACTAATCCGTCTGCAATACTGCCCATATGCATTTCGTAGATAATCCTGTGAACAAGGTACGATTTTCTCTTAAGCCTGACGAAGTACCTTCCTGTTGTTTTGCAAAACCCTCCTGCCATTTCTCCAGCGCACCTGCGCGCTATTTTCCTGTGCATTCCAGACATTACTGCAATCTTCCATCTCAAACAACTAGGACTTGTTTCATCATAATAGAACCATTCATTCCAATCAATCTTGTCAGTGGATGTCACTATACCTATCTCCAAAATTAATATCGCACGCAAGCTCTCTATTAAGCTTAAGTTGATCGTTCAGTTTTCTCATGGCATCAGAAACAAGTTGGCGATAAACTTCTTCCTCACCTTCTGGCACCTCTGCTATCAGTTCGTCGTGCATTTGACCCAACAGCTTCCAACGCAATCCCCTTTGTTTTGCAAGACGCTCGCAATGATAAAGCCACAGATCAAGTGTATAAGCCCCTGTACCTTGAATCAGTGTAGAAAATCTGTCCTTGTCCGAACGGAGCGAGTACCACATTTTGTTGATGGGGTTAAGCTGCCAGTCTCCAAAATCAGTTTTCTTGACAACCATCATACTAGCGATCTTAGCGATTGACCAGTTCATTTTGTGGTATGCGGCGTGCAACTTCTTCGCCACTGCTGTGCTCACCTTAGCTGTACGAGCAATTGTCGCAACTCCTGCCCCGTACTGACACGCATAGTTAGTACTTTTACCAACAGCACGAATGGCATCAATCCTCTCAAACTTCTTATCGCCATCTTCCGTATGCTCGGCCTTTGGCAACGCTTTGTACTGCGAGTACCAATCAGCATCAGCTTGCGTCATCAGCCCTGCAATCACTGCAATGGTGTTGTGTGGGTCAAAACCTTTCGTCATCTGAGACTTGACGTACTCAGGATCAAGCTTCCATTGGAAATGGTGTTTGAGGCGGTCCTCCAGCGACGATTCATCCGAGCCAAGCAGTTTCATACCCGGCCGCGCCATCAACAACCCGCGAAGTTGTTCACCATACTTTACTCGTAAACTCGGCAAATTCACGATTTCACGGTGTTGGCAGCGCAAAGTGTTGGTGAAACCTTGCATACGGGCCGTAAGCTCCCCATCTATGTGATCCCGCAAGAATCCTTTCACAACACCCAACCTGTGATTGAGGATTCCCAACCCTGCAATGTGCTCAATACCTTCACACTTTGGAATCAAATCCTTCACTGACTGGCAGATGTCGCCACCCTTCAGATTAATCTGCGGGATATTGCGATCTGGCTCACCATTTTCACCACGGACAAACTTGAAGGTTTCGGGAATCCAGTTTAGACTGTCGAGCCACGCTTTTATCTGAATATGCGACGCCGGGTTCCCCTCTTTCCACTCCTTCACCACTTTAATGTCGCCTGTGTGCTCAAACGGAAGACCTGCTTCTTCAGTCACTTCCTTCCAACGCTTACCAGCCTCGGACAAATCGCCGTTCTTTTTAAACGGTGCTGACGGTCGCTTGCGCACAACATACTCCGGCACCTTCGGCATAACTTGACGCAATGCCTCAGTCTTCTCCTCAATGGCCTTCTCAAGCTCTGCTTGAAGTGCAATCGCACCTTCTACATCAAGCTTCCAGCGATTTTGCTGTTGCTGGCGAAACTCTTCCATCTTCTGCATCAGATACGCAATAATCTTCTTATGTGCATCAGGTCCAGTGCCGTACAACACATTTAGCTTTGCGACTTGCCTCTGCCACAACTTCTTCTGAATCTTGCAATCTTCCTGCACGCGATGATTGTATTCCTCTTGTGTTTGATTCTCCCAATCCTCGATAGCAGGTTTAGGTACGCCAAACTCTTCGCCATACTCTGCCAAGCCGTGCTTCATCCTGTTCGGCTCAAGATACCAGCTTAGCGCAAGAGTGTCGATAAGATTCACACGAGACACATCATAACCAAGAAGCTTAAGAGCTTCCATGTCGAACAACTTGCCATTATGCATAACAAGGGTGTGGCCTTGATTCAGAAATTCCTGCAAATCACTACGCTGATGCCCCTCAAAAAGAATCGTGTGGGGCGTATCGATATCAATAGCACAGAAGTTGTGCAGCTTCGGGTTGGCCTGCTTCTGCATTTGCTCCAGCAATCCAGTAGTTTCTATATCTGCTGCATAAATCCCCACACAACCTCCCTAATCAATATTCCCAAAGTTCCGTGTACTCAACTTTCCGCATCCCATGCGCCTTGATGAACAAGTCTTTCGGACAATTTTCATCGCAGTATTTTCGGAATTCTTCGCACTCCTCACTCGCGTACCAGCCCTCATGCACACCATAATATAGTGTACTGCCTTCTCCTGTACGAGCGCGATATTTAAGAATGCTATCATTGCGAACTTTCTGCCGTTGCTCCTGCTTATCTTTGGCAAACTGCCGCCACCCCTCCGCATTAACAATATGATCGCAAACGTACATGCCGCCAACGCAGTAGTCGCTATACTCGCCAGAAGAGAACATGAAGAAATGTAGGTTGTCCATTATTTTACCCTTTCGTATTTGTCGCAAACATTTTCTTGCACAATCATTACAGTTTTACCAGTAGGTTGTGGCCTAAGATGAGTGTGCGACGCAGTACATTGCCACTCGCTTTTTACAAGGCTGAAGGTTGGGGACGTAGCACTCTCAAAAATAATATAGAGAAACCCTACAATGAATATAACAGTCACGCCTAAAGTGATTTTGGTGAATAGTTCGATGTCCATCACTCCTCCCAAACAACGTTACCGTCGCTATCCATATAACCATTGAACTGGTAAAGCTGCTTTTTAGCAAACTTGGTAATGTCCCACTCGTAGCTCTCCTCAGCCATCCAAGCTTCTACCGATTGCTCAGCTTTCAACTTCTGTTTGAGTTCCCGCTGAACCTCCTCCACAGCAGCGATCTTCTTCTTGAACTTGCGAATGTATGGTGTGTAGACAGCAGCTTGTTCCCGACAAGCTACAGATTTCTCACTGTGCTCGCGAGATTTTTCAGGCTGTAGAGTTTGGTCGAAAGAAAAGCTCATTTCAGCAAATTCATCAGCACGCTCATTATACGCCTTACGCGCTGCACGAAGCTTGGCAATCTCCTCGTACAAACCTGTCAGAACATCTGCATTGATTTTCAGTTGTCGCTGCAACAATGCTGCTTTCATTTGCCTTCCTCCTCGCATTCAATTTCCATGTACATGTCTGCTACTTGATCCCAGGTGTAGTTGCTGTTGAAGCTAATGTTCAAAACTGCCACAACCTCTTGTACTCCAAAGCCCATGTTGTAGTACTCACGTACAAGCTCTTTAACATCAACCATCATTCACCCCTTATAAAAAGCATGCTTATAAGCTTCTTCCCACGTATTGCAGAAATGCCAGTCAGGGAACTTTGCCTTGATCTTCTGCACATACTTGTGCTCGTCACTGTACAGCGTACCAGTCTTCACAATAATCTTGTGTTTCTCGCACACCTTAAACTCTCGATCAAGTGTAATCGTACCATGCTTGTACCACGCCTTGCAAATGCTGAATGGAAACTGTGGCACGACAGTATCCTGTGTCTTGTACCGCATGAACATAAGCTGCACATTCACACCGTCTACAGCAGCAGAATACACACAGTTGAGGTCAGGGTTCAGCTTGTACCACTCTGGCAGGTTCTCGCCAGCTTTTCCGCTATCAATGTCGATGCCAACATGGCGAAGCATCTCCGCAACAATGGTAAGCTGCTCAACACCTGTGTGAAAGAAAATGTCCAAGTCCGTAGCAGGCTTACCAAAGTGCCAATCACGAGGTGCACCACCAGCGCAGATTGCAAAAGGATCGATAGCGAAAAGTTTGCCAAGAACTTTGTCTGCGACAGCTTTCTGCTTTTCGATGATTTGTGCGTCTGTTGCAAGAAAAGTCGACAATACGCCCTCGTTCATTAGTTCTTCTCCTTGATAAATTGTAGACTATTCTGCCGCTCCCACATCAACTGATTCAGCTCCTCATGCCACTCATCCGGCACATTTTCCTTCTGCTCAAGCTTCTTCAACATTGCACGAAGAATGTCCATCTTACGAAGACGTTGATGTTCTTCTTTGGAGGTAAGTTCAGGACCGAACACAATATCCTTCCAAGACCCTTTTTTCTTTTCGATGAGTGCTTCGTTTTCCACGTCTGAGTCATGATCAGCATAAAGTTCGGCGTTTTGTAGTTGATCTTCGCACACAACACACTTGCAAGGAGTCTCAGGCTGCTTGTAATACTCGGAGCGTTTCACAAAAGTGTTTTGTGGAGTTAGGATGTACTCTTGACAATTATATTTTCCTTCGTCTTCAAAACCATGAAAGTCAGATGCGTATGTCATTTCTTTCTTTCCCCAAAACCCTGCGAAAATTGCAGGCTTGTCAGTGTGCTGAAGGCTAGCATTCCCTGCCCACTTATATCCCATCTCAAACAACTTTTTCTGAATCTGCTCAGAATGCTCTGGGCTGTTCACCCGAAATTTCATTGCTATCAAAGTTCTCTCCTTAAGAATGTTAGCAGACATTGTACTATGGTCAGTCTGCCTGTGTCAATCGGTAATTTCTACTGTGTAGTTCATCAATGCTTCGTAAGCGGGGGGGTCAATCTTATCCCGCCACTTTTCTGCAAGATCTTTGGCGTATTGCTCCTTGCGGGCTTTGTATGCGTAGAATGCCTCTTCTGGCGTATTATAGTACCCAAGATATTCTCGTCCCTTGTCAGTGCAAGTTCTAGCAACATATCCAACCTTTGCGTTTGGGCACTTAGGCTTGATAACATTCACGCCACGATAATACTCTCCTCGGTCTTGTTCTAGCAAGAAAAGATTAATTTCTTGTGGTACGATTGTGCAAGTTTCCGGCGAGTACATTTTTACACCGTTGCTTAACAAGTCCTTATCAAGCTCAGCATCGTCAGCAAATGCGTAAGGCTGTTGATATGCCCATTCGGCAAAGTTTTGAAAGTTGTGCCACTCCTTTGCGATATGAATGTCACGGTAACGCGCGTTACGTGGCTTGTTCAACTCGTATGGATTGTAGCAGCGACTAAACATCCTAATCCAGAAACCATAAATGCACTCATCTGCTTTTTCACCACTTTCACGAAGGCCACTAGTAAATCGACCGATGCCAAGATAACCAATACCCTCTACGCTAGGCTGATTCTGTGGCTTGATGGCGCCATTCCTTGCAGCATGCGCGGAGGCTGTCTGCCTCGATCCGTCTTCAAATTCTACCGTAACGTCCCACGCATTACGGTACTCAACAACAGTGTACGGCCAGCCACTTTTCGTGACGAACCTCTCACCTACTTGCAGCGTAGACTTAGGATGTCCAACTACACCCTTGCGAAGATTCGATGCCTGAACCGTAGTTTCTTCACCATCTTCAAACACGACACGAACATTCCAGGCATCAATGTATTCTTTTACCGTAACAGTATGCCCGTTGTTAGTTTTGAACACATCACCAACAAAAATCTTACCGCGAGTGGGGTGCTTCAATTTACCTTCTTTGAGGATATCAGCGTATGTTTTTGATACCTCCCCGTCAGGCCAACGTACTAAGACATTTGTGCAAGAGTTATACTCCAAAACTTCTACAATATCCCCGTCAACAGATGGAAATTTGTCACCCACAAAAATCTTACCCTTCGTCGGATGTTTGAACGCCCCTCTGTTCAAGTTGCCTTGTCTTGCCACTACCCTTACACCGTCCTCGTACTCGATTGTGATCTTTTTCGAGGTGACGTATTCTACAATTGTTACTACGTCACCAGATTTGTTGGTAAACTTATCTCCTACTTTCACGCTAGGTGGCTTCTGCATAATATTGTTATTCTCTCTGTTTAAAAACCTATTATACAGTAAGACCACCTTCTTGTCAAATCTTAGAACTGGTTAGGGTTCTTCTCCAACCAATCTTGCAGTGAATGTAAACTGTGAGTCTCAGCGTCGTAGTAAATTTTGCAAGCTTCGTTGGAAGTTTCCGAACCTGTGCGGTTCTTGGTCAAAGCGACAATCGTGGTATTGCGTGTCAGCACATCTTCAGCAAGCTTATCGCGGGACAGCATAAGATTTAGCGCCACACTTTTTACGATTGTCGAGGAACCTTGAATATCCGATTCAGACCCCATCGCACCTTTACTGCCGTCTTTCTGCCCACTCGCTGCCTTGCGCTGATGGCAAATCAACAGGATCAACACGTCGTACTTGTTGAGAATCTGCTTCATCCACTTGGTGAAGTCCTGTTGTTCTTCCACGGTGGTTGCGTCCAACATGTCCGACAGTGTATCCAGCACCAAAATCTGACAACCACAAGCCACAATAAGCTCAAGAATTTTAGCCTTCATAGCTTCCAAAGAGTTGTCGCGCTCATCGAGAACAACCCAACGGTCGGAACCATCCTCGTTGTAGAATAGCTCTCGCTGCTTCGTCTGAACATACTCACTCATCAGGTACTCCAGCTTCTCTTCTGGTAGCATCTTACCGATCTTACGGCCACAGTGAGTTGAAAGCATAAGCTCACCATACTGTGCAGCAGACTGCTCCATAGAAATGGCACCAATCTTATAGGTGCTGTTGAAAAGCCAGAAATAAACAGCGGCATTAATCAGCGTACTTTTCGCCAAGCCAGTAGATGCAGAGATTGCCACAGCCGTCTTCAGGTCCATGCCACCACCTGTCATGTCGTTCAATTCCCGCATAAATGGTGGGAATGGTACTTTCGGAGCCTTCGCGGCCTCAACAATCTTGTCGTACATCTGACTGCTGCCAACGAGGCCAGGAGGGACGTATTTAGATGCAGAGAAGAAGGCATTGATGATTTCCTTCTCGCGACCTTTCATCAAAAGCTCATTAACATCCTTAGCATTGAACTTAGCAATAAAGACTTTGCCATGTGGCAGAGCTTTGACGATGCCAGGAATAGCATCTTGACCGGGTTCATCTTGGTCTGCAAAGTAAATAATTTTATCTGCACGGTCGAACCAATCATAATGAGCGGCGACCATTTTGTTGCTACCGCTTTCGCCAAGCCCTAACCCCACAACTGGCGTTTCCTCCCAATCGCTACCTTTATTCTTGGCATAGTTGACCAATGCATCCCTGAGAGACATAGTATCGATCTCCCCGGCGCAGAGGCAGATAATCTTGGAATTGCTATTCTTATACCGGAAATACCCGAACAACTCAGAATTAGCATTAACCCGCCCTTGTACACTGAATGACTTCGGGAGCTTCCGCAACTTCAGACCTGCCAGAGAGCCGTCCTCAAAATAAGGATAGTATTGCGTGTCAGGTTCACCTGTCTCAGTGTCATACTTTGTACGCACAGCATAGTGCTTGTACGTGTTGTCACTAATACCCCGTGCACCCTTGCCGGACTCTCCTGTGTAACTTTTAAAAAGATCAATCTCAGCCTGCGTGAGCTTTTCCTTAGTGCTCAATTCTTCCTCCTCTTCTGTTTCAACCCATCCCATAGCTTCGCGGTGCTCTTTACTTGGGATCGTCCAAGAGCACGCAAAACAAAACGCTGACTCTGTATTTCCATAAACATGTAGATTGTTACGGCTGCTATCTCGCCCTTCGCGGATGCACCTGGGACAGCCAGTCTTATGGTCGCGAGTCAGATCAATACCATACTTCTCAGCAATTTCAGACAATCATCAACCCTCCTAATGAATTTGCTTCTCTAGTTCCAACGCGAAGCTCCTTATCTCACTCCAAAGCGCACTCGGATCAAACTCTTCAGTTCCCTCTACAGTGTCGTAATAGAAATTATCCTGCTGTAGCTTGAGGAACAAAATTAGGTCTTCAAAGACTTGTTTCATGGCGCCCCTATTTTCATGATTTGATCGACAGCCACAAAAAGAATTGAAAGCATGGACATTACTAGCAATGTTGCAAATCGGCTTGAGTCAGACCACAATGCAATGTCGAAGCCTGCATTATAGAAGGCGCCCATCAAGAACCCCAACAATGCACCCAAAGCAGCTAACAGTACTGATTTCATTTCACCACCTCCGGGAAGAAACTGCGATACTTCCATTTGCGCAAGTCCCAGATATCCCTGTCATACGCTTTATTGATATCAACGTCAAACTTGTACCAATTAGGAGAAGAATAAACTTCTTCAATGCGTTGATTTACATATTTGCTGACAAGCAGCAGGCGGCCGCTAGCAACAACAAACCAAATAACAGCTAATACAAGAACACATAACAAAATCATACACCCTCCAATTCCGTAATATTCATAATCTGACACATACCTTCCTCATCAACATACCAAGCATAAGCGACAGACTCTCCAAAAGAAAACGTTCGCTTCACAAGAGTACCTAGTGCATATTCGTGCTCGTCATTCTCAACGATGACACGGTGTGTGGGGCGGAAGGTCATTGCACACCAAACACGGGTTGCTTCTTACTGACTTGAGCATCCAACTGATTCATAGTCTCGTAATACCACACATTGCCTTTGGAATCGCGAGCGACAAATCGATATGGAGTGACCTCAAACACTTCCTGAGTTCCCACTTCGCGTACTACACTGTCACGGCAAAGCTTGTGATCGTAGCTGGAACAGCCCGTTGCAAGGATCGCGATAGCTGCGCACAGAATGATTTTCTTCATGGTTTCTCCTTAGTTAAAATGAAAGGGGCTTTCGCCCCTCCCTCTACAGATTACATGCTCGTAAGAGCATTACTTCTGCTTCTTCCGACGCGACCATTTAGTCACGCCCACCAGACCAAACAGTCCGAAGCCCAAGCCAGCCATTGCGAGAGAATCACTACCATCATCCTGTGCAGCCATTCGTGGGGACGAGACAGGATTGGACACCGTGCAGCAATCCATAGCGCCGATGTACGGTGCGCTGACATCCTGTGCAGTTGCCGTTGCGGACACGCTCGGCGAGGATACATCATCAGCGACAGCAGATGCTGAAACAGGGGCTTCGTAAGATGCCGAGACAGGCAGACCTTGTGCAAATGCGACAGCACCGTAAAGAGCCAGGAATGCGGCGGTGATGGTAGCCTTTGCTACAGTAATTTTCTTCATATTATTGCCTTTCTTAAGGGTTGTAAGAGCGCTGTGTTTCAGCGCAAGACACAGGATACAGAATTGATGAGGGGATGTCAAGCAGAATAATTTTCGCCATCAATCGTCTTACGATACTGAATCCAGCCGCAGAAGTTGCCGCTCCACAGATTGCCATCACGATCCATGTGGCTGACACCATTCTCCCACGTTCCCGGCAAACAAGCCATATTGGTCCCATTGTAGAAATGCGGAGTTTTCATAGGAGTAGCGACATGTTCAAACGCAGAAGCATGCTTTTTATCGCTGCCAAGCAGCCTCTCATACACTTCTAAACTCTTCTCCAACCCATACCCTTCATTGCGGTAGGAGACGGCTGCACAGCGAGCGCAAGAAACTTTGATGGCTTGTTCAGCCGTGAGGACTTGTGCCATATCCGTATTACCAACACGGATAGAGTAACCACGCTTGCCGTTACCACGCATGATGTCGATATAAGGCAAATGATACTCACCCGCCTTCAGAAGTTCCGGGACGCTCCGCTCTTGAGCCTCTTTCATCACTCGTGCAAGTTCTGCAATCGTAGGATCAGCAGCCTTGTCATCACGAAGCCAGAAGAAATTTGCAGTTTCTGTTGCAGAGATGATTGTCTTCATCATCTGGAATGGCTCGACTAGTCGATTGAAAACTTGTTTGTGGTAGCCCGCTTCTTGGAATGCGCGCGCAAACCCTGTAGCCGAAATACGCGCCGCTTCCCATGCCTCTTCTGGCTCATAGCAAGAGTAGTACCCGCTCTCACCGATCCCTGATGGTTCCGTCCAAAGATCAATAAGACCATCATGACCTTCGCCCCTGTCCTGCATGCCACTTTGATTTGCACCAAACCGCACAGGCATTCCCCGCAACTGCTCAACCATTTTGTTGAACGGAATTGCGCGGCTACTTGCTGCGTTACGAGAGAACATCCGATGAGTCATCAAATCGGCGTGAACTACTCTTGCGTATTCCACTTCCCAAGTAGTAAGACGATTGCCCTGCTCGTTAATGCTGTCCGCGAGGATACGTGCAACAATGTTGGCTTTACCAATTACTTCAATCACCCCGCCACCTCCGTCTCAACATCCTCATAAGTATCCACCCACACAACATCAATCTTCTCGCCTTGCTTTTGCTTGAACGGGAGTGTGCGCAAACTTGCTGTCTTGCCGATACCCTCAATAAAATACTCTTCACCCTGAGCCAGTTGACGTGCCGCATGAGCAAACAGATCGTTACGTTTCTCTTCTAAAGTGTAGCCCTCTAGTTGCCACATATATTTTTCAAACTCGTTGATAAATTCTTGAGTGAGTGCACTATCAACGATATCTATTTCGTAATGCTTTTCAGTACGTACGATAATTGACTTTTTCATCACACCTCCTCGAACTCATCATACAAAGCCATATTGTTCTTGCTAGGCTTCTTATCAAATACATCCATCACTTCAAAAACTGAATCGGCTGGTGCGTCAATAGCGTCGATAGCCTTATCAACAACTTCGTCTTGGTGCAATCCCTCTTCATGTTCAACTTCAACAAGTACGTTCTTATAAATAGTTACAGCCACTTCCACGTAAGTTTTCATTATTCCTCACCCTTCTCTTCCCAATATGCTTCCATCGCATAATCGTAGCCATCCCAGTTGTCCACTCCTGCACCTTCAAGATGAGTGAGCTTCAGTTGGGCATCCAGAAGTTCTTCGTACTCTGCAACGGTAATCGTGATAGTTTCTGCACTCATTTCTTCTCCTTAAATTAATAAATTAACTAACCACCACAGCATGTACAACTCTACCTTGAATATGTGGAAAATGTTCCTTCCACGCTTTATCAGCATCGATTACGCTATCTTTAAGATCATCTGCATCACTACCCCCAACCTCAAATCCTACAAAGAAATCATCGCCAGCATAGCAGTCGAGGCACTTAATCATGACCGCAACATCGCCAATCTCTTCGTACTCCTCAAACTCTTCAACTTGTTCATCGGTCAAACTCAGCTCAGAAGCTACAAATTCAATAGCTTCGTCCTTAGAGCTAAAACGTTTACCAATACCCAAGAATGCGTCGTAGTCAATACTCATAACCCCTCCTCAATTTTGTACATCACAATAGTAAACAATCTTACCAAACTTAGCAACTCTTTTCATCTTCCTAGCCCAAGACGGCTGCACATCTGTCGAATGAAAGTGGTCAGCGCATCGGGGCAACACAGGACGCATCTTACGCGATTCATTGTACCGTGTCAACCACTCTGGCGTGTTTTTCATCGTAACACTTTTACGCCACCAAGAAAATTGCCCTCTCTGCGACACAACAGCCTTGCAACTCTTGTGAGCCTTCTTCATCCTGTGTTGTACCACTTCCACAACGCCACGCACTGCTCGCAAGTTTTGGTTCTCGGCTTCGCGCTGTGCTGTGTAGGCCAAGCAGCGATCATCAGCCGCTTTGGCGTGGGCCCCGTGGGCAAGCATCAGGGCGAGGAGAAGGGCACCGCCACTGCTCAAAGATCGTCCTCATCTCGCCATCCTAGAAAGATTGGGAAGCGATAAGAGTCTTTCATGCCCACAGCAAAATACTTAAATTTAGCAAGCTTGCCAAGATACTTATCGCGATTGGCCCACACATCAGCCCGACCAGCGTCATCAAAACCACTGCCCATAGTGAAACGAATACCGTTGCACTCGCAAATTAGCGCGCCCAATGTTCTCGCACCAACCATACCTTCTTGTGCCTGACTACGCTGTGTACGTCCCAACTCATTTGTCTTGGCTTCGTTCGTATTGTGCATTTTCTCCTCGAAGCCAATCACGACAGCTTCTGCGTCAGAGAATCGCTTAATCTTGCCAATGATGCCCTCTTTAGCGGTAGATCGGCCTTGTTTGTACTTACCGTCAATCGACCTAACCATGACGCCTTCGTAGCCTGCATCCAGACACTGTTGCTCAAACTCAAGAAGTTGTTTCTCACAATTGATAAGACGTTGTGCGGCTAGAGCAACTTTACTGCCATCGCATCGTTCTGCGGCAGAACTTAGCCGCACATGATACACATCGTCCACAGAAATATCGTCGAACACAGCCAGCCTAATTCTGTCTTCATCGAACTCATCTTTGAGTTCTGTGCTCATCACCACTTGGGTTGTCAGATTGAATACGTTAGGCGCAGCCCAATCGCCATACAAAACTTCTGCGTCAAGCCCGTTAAACTCCGGCTTGCCGAACAACTCTTGAACGATCTTGCTTCGGATAGGCTTCATGGAGCGGCTGTACACTATGCCGTCCAAAATAATTACACGGATGCCGTCAAGTTTAACGCTGGCGTACAACGGGTATTTCAACGTAGACGTATCTTCGCAAGTAAATGCGAGCATTGGCTTAAAATTCATTCATTCCTCCTCCACAATCTTCATCCAAACAGGTACTTCAAACATACCATAGTCATACGCCACCCCAATTTTCATTTGAGGGGCTTCTTTCTCAGCAACGTCGCGGGTCACTGGATAGCACCACAAATAAGCATAAATTTCTGCCTCTCGCTTTGTATCGAACGTAGCAATCTCCCAACATTTGAACGTGTTAGGTGCCATCGTAGCTGGCTTATCGTCTTCGCACACAGTGTAGCTCATCATCGCTCCCTATCATTTCCAAAGCCAAGTTCCTCTTTCGCGCGCTGTTCTGGAGTACGGCTGTCTTCATACTGCCAATCTATCCACCTTGCTACACACTCTTGTGAATATTTAGCGTACTCCTCTCGTGTAGGAATGTCTGTGCTGTTTGAACGGCACGCAATGTTAAGAACCTCTGTGTAACTAAAGTCTCTGTCCCAGCAGTAGTGCATCAGTTCAGTTTTGGTCATGATGGTTCCTCCGCAGGTTTATCACTAATCACAGGCTCAGTAACTTTGTTAAGAAACTTATCAAATGCTTCGTCTGGTGGAAGCTTTTTGAGGCGTGGATTAATGTGGTCAATCACCCCGCGAAACCCTGCCATATGATTTGACACGACGTATCCGTGTATATTCACCATGTCCAGACTTCGATGCAAAGCTAACCTGTCCGCTAGCCCGCTAATGATGGTGCACTCTTTGCCCACGTAGTCCTCATAAACAAGCCCGTCACCCTGCACAATCACACATACACTACCTACAGGATACTCCTTCATACATCCTCCTTGTCAAAATGTCCGCTCATTGTAGGCTGCAACGAAGCACATGTCAACAACAATTTTACGACGTGCTGTTAGAAATCTTACGCGGAGGGGCTTGACATGTCGTACGAAGTGCGTCATCATAGCAGCCGTCACAACAATTTTAGGAGGATGTATGAAAGTTAAAGTGGTTCGTGCCACAGTTGACAATTGGTACAAGGTTGGTGAAGAGTATGATGTAGAAAGTAAGACGCGACATCGTGATGGACGAGATTATTACCCTCTTGTTGACGATGCAAACATTGGCATCGGCCCTGAACATTGCGAAATTATTGAAGAGAAGCCAAAATTCCCGTTCAAGGTACGTTGCATTAACAACAACACTTGGGAGAATGAGTTAGAGCTTGGGAGGGTGTATGACGTAGTTGGTGAGAATCATGGGATAGATTGGTTTGTCGATGTTGATGGCAGAAGGATGTCTTTTAAGAAGTCTCGCTTTGAAATTGTAGACGATGAAGACACAACTCATCACGAAGGACCTGTACGCAACAAATACATGCGCGAAGTGAAGCCCGGCGTGTGGGTTGATGTTTACGATGTTATCCGAGCATGGAAAGTGGAAGACCCTTGCCTGCAACATCTGCTCAAGAAGGCACTTGCCAGCGGTCAACGTGGGCATAAGGATTTGAAGGAAGATTTGGACGACATTCTTGCTAGTGCAAAGCGTGCTGTGGAGATGCACGAGGAATGGAACGGGGCAAAAATGAATTTGGAATTTAAGCCGATTTCATAACGATAAATTGGGTGTTGGTCCAGCCATCATGCACCCTTGGGATCAACGAGGGGGTGTCTAGGGTTCCCCAATCTTAGGCACTCTCTTCCGTTTCCTACCCGTCTTCCTCCGCAAAACACGTTCTAAGAAACGTGCCCTTCTATACATTTCCACCCACCCTCTAGATGCACCTCGCCCCTGCTGCCTCCAGGGCTGCAAATTTTGGGCGTAAGAGTGCCCTTCCCACTAATCCTTAGCGGTTACTTTTCAAAAGACGATAGATGGCCCTACCCGTGCGTTACACGGTTCAAAAACTATCTCTAGTGTTCATCCTACTCTCACCCTACAGGGCACACCCTATCAATTCTGATAGGGATGCTTCTTATGCGGAAGCGTTAAACACCGTACAGAAGATAGATAGCGCAAGAATTACAATCAAGTTACTCCGCAAAACCGTTGATGTAAAGACTTTTCGTGTGAAATTCTCAAAGATTCTCACACTGAAGCCGAAAAAGTCGAAACTTGCGTCAGACATGGCCTACAAGAGTGCTGTTTATGCATACAGCGTTGCCACAAGGTGATGTGAGAATCTATCGCTACCACGATTTTGAACGTAAATCTAGGGGTATATGAAAATTTCTGTTGACATGCACAATCCATAGCGTTATTATGCATCTATCGACGGACAAGACAGAACGGCAACAAGACTGTCGAGACTGACAAAGCACAAATGACATGCGCTACGTAAGTAGTGCTACTTAACTAAATACACGCAAACACTATATAGGAGCAACATCATGGCACTTCGTCAATTTGTAGTCCGCACTGCACCCCTGACCCACGAGGCAATGATTGTGGACGCCACTAGCCGTGACAACGGGCGCCTGCTTGCTATCGTAGCTGGCAAAGAAATCGAGATTGGCATGGATACGTACATGGCTTCTGGCTCTGTGGATATCGCCACCGCCGAGAAGATTGTCCACAGCTATGCGCAACAAAATAACATCCCAGAAACGGAAGTGAAGGTGCGAGTTCGTCTCCCAAAGACCAATGTGCAACCTCGCAAGGCACGAAAGACCAACGATGTCGAGGCAACCAACCTCACGCTTGTGAAGAGTGATAAAGAGCCTGTGGATGGCAACAATCTCACAGCACTCGCACAAGCGATGGTGGATGCTCACAACAAGCGCAAAGATGACGTGAAGCCGGAAGCTACTCAGGAAGAACAGAAGGCCTCCGCTGAGAAACCGGAAGGTGCCGTTGTGAAGCGTTCGCAAGGTGAGAAGAAGCGGGCCTATCAGAAGAAGGACAAGGAACGGTCTGCACGTTCAAAGGCTGCATACGAACGCTACGTAAAGGAAATCAGCCAGCATGTTGCCGACAACCCAAGCATTATGGAACCTGTTGTCCCTGGCCCCGGAGTGTCGGCCCAAGATGTTTCGGACGCAGAGTTTCAGTTTGCTCTGAAGTTGGCGAAACTTTTGAAGGGTGTAATGTAAAGCATCCCCTCCCTCGTTGTTGTGCCTTGTCCCCTAGCCCTCCCACTAGGGGATTTTTTTTTTTTTTTTTTTTTTTGCTCTCCCCCTCTTGCATTCATAAGAATCTTAGGCTACACTGATCCTGTCTTAACAAACATACGACGGAACAAAATGACCAAACTTACCGACGACGATATCCGGCAGATCATTGCCGAACGCTTTGCAGATGATAGTTGCACTCCTGATGACATTGCCTTTGCTCGTGCTATTGAGGATGCTATTGAGGATGCTGTGTTGGAACGTGCTGCGAGTGTTTGTGATGAAACCTATGTAGAGCCCGGTGATATGCAGGTGGAGAACTGCCACGAGGCTGCGGCTAAAATCCGTGCAATGAAGAACAAGGAGGAATGATATGACAGACACACGTACACCGTACGATATTGACAAGCTGAACACGGCAATCATGAATATTCCGTGCAGCCAATCGCATGTGTATTTTGGCACAGCCAGGGAGTACTACGCGTACAAGGGAGGCCATAAAGAAGCGAGACACGCTGCTGTGGATGCTGTGCGTGAGCATTTTAAGGATGATGTAGAGCCGAGCGTTTCGGCAGATGAGCGGGCGCTGCCTCCGATGCCGAAACGTTGGCAGGATCGCCGCGATGACTATCCGAAGCACGAACAGCCGCACTCCGATTATCTGATCGAGCAGGAAATGAAGGAATGGCGCGAATGGGGCGCCGCCCTCGCATCGAAATACGACGCAGGAGTAGTTCAATCGCAGACGGAACGGATGCAATCGCCCGCAGTCAGCCAGAAGGACGGGGCGGTTGTCGAAATGATGAAGCTTCTGCAGGACGCCGCGCGCGCATGGAACAACGAGAACGAGCCGGCGCTGGATGCGGCAATGGAAGAGATCGAATGCTTCCTGATCGATTTTCGCGCCACCCCGGCGGCCACAGTAGACGCGCCAGCGGATACAACAGTGGATTCGCAAGAAGACACTACCACGGCAAGCGCGAGCGGGGACAGTAAATCCGAATTCCTTGCTCACTTGCAGCGGGCATCGGACCTTGTCGAGACGTGGCCCAAATGGAAGCAAGGTATGTTCGCATCCGAGACAAATAGCGCCCAAGCACCCAGCCGGGAAGCTGCGCTGAACAAAGAATGGGCAATGGAACTGTTGTGCCTTCACCGAGAGGATGGGGAGGAGCTTGGCCCATACGAACAGATGCGTGTTGCCGCTGTACTACTCGGCGCTCGTGCAGCAATCGCCTCCAGCGCGGAACAGGAGGCGAAATGAGCGACGAACTGAAACCTTGCCCGTTCTGCGGAGGAAAGCCAAAAATTCACAAGAAAGAGTTGGACGAGCGATTCGCTTATGCGAACGAAGTTACCGTTCAGTGCTCGTCGTGTGGATGCTCTAGAAGTGCTGTAGGTGACACCAGCAAACCGGGCTACGCCGATAACTCGTCAACGGAGAAGCGCGCAATCGAGAAATGGAACCGCCGCACAGCAGACACGTCAGTTGCTCCTGTTTCCTCCCCTATTGGGGAAGATATCGCAGATATCAACCTGCCGGGTATCGACACGGACGAATTTGAATCGCTGCTCTATGAATTTGCCGCCGAAGCGGCTTGCGATTCCCACTTCGGCGACGATGGCTCAGTAGCAAGAGTTAAGCAGGCGATCATCGCCTACATCGACGGTCGCACCGCTGGAGTAGTGCCGGATGGCTGGAAGCTCGTACCGGTCGATCCTACTCAGGACATGATCGATGCAGCAGAAGCAATTGGTGAGGTTTTCAGAACTGGCGAGGAATGGGATGCCATGATCGCTGCCGCCCCTACACCTCGGAAAAGTGAAGAAACCTAAAAATGAATTCTCACGAACTGGCCTATGTGCTATTGAGCTTGCCAAACCTTCCAGTTGCAACACATGCCGACAACCACACGTACATGAGTAAAATAGATACTATTACACACGGCTGTCTAAAGGTCTGCCTGTTGGAAACATATGTTGGGCAGCATATAGTAATAGGCAACGTAAATAAAGTGGACCTCAACTCGCCGAACTGGTATGTGTCACAAATGCTGTACCCTGACAAATAACACTTGACTAACACACCATTCCCATTCTACCATGTGCATACTAAACAAAATCACAGGAGAGTGGGATGGCCGAACTATCGAAAGATGAAATTACAATCCTAAGCGTACAGGGCGACGAACTTTACGCCTACATCAACCAAGCATCTGCCGGAAAGGATTGGCCTCAACAGATGGAGCATCTTAACTTGCGCTACCAGTTTGATGGCAAGTGGGACTTGCCAGTTGAAATGCGAACATTCGTACAAGCTGCTCGTTATCTTCTTATTATGCCATAAATGGAGAAGGGAATATGAGGAAAGTGTTAGGCACAACAAATAAAGAGGAACGTTTCAAACCATCAGACATCATCGAGTTCTGCGAGGATGAATATGTTGTCCTCAAGAATTATGGTTCAAGAGGGCGTGTTAGGATGCTAAACACTCACATGGTGATTGATCCTTTCTATTGGGAATTCCAAGGGATGGCGGCTAGGAGGGTGAAAACGGAGGGATGATTTTGTTTTGGAATCTCGCAAACGATTATGAGGAGAAATTCGTTGCTGAGCCAGGAATGCCAAGGGCTTGGGATCAACGAGGGGTATATACGTTTTGGGAAATTCTTATTAGCTCGCCTTTGTGCGGGCTTTTTGTTTTGTGGTGGAGCGCTTATGTAGAGCTATGGGGCGGTTCCTTGCCTGCCATCTGCCGCTCTATAGGCACGCCCTTTAGACCACTCTATATAGAGGGTGCAGACTGGTACAGAAATTTGCTTCTTTTGCTTACTAGGTCGTCAGACACACCCTCTAAAAATTTTTTCAAAAAGTGCTTGACGGGCTTCGTGTGCTGGTCTAAGATGCTCTACATGGAAGGCGCACAGGGCGCTAACAAACAAGGAGAAGCTAAAATGTCTAACAACAACGCATACAATCAAGCCGTCGCACAAGCTAACAGCATCGCTGCAATGGTGGCTGCACTAAATGCCGATTATGACCGGCTGGAAGAGTTGAAAAATGAGCGTCACACTATCCAGAATGAAGGCACAATCGAAGAGTTGGCAGCATGGGATAGTGAATACTCTGAGGAATTGCAAGAGCTTGACGAAGCTGCAAACGGTAACGAATCCGAAGACGATGCACGCGAGCGTATCCAAGAGGATGCATTGGACGTGCAAGTGCGTAGCGGCTGGCACTCCATCGGAGGAGACGATACGCCTAGCGAATTCCAGATTCTCCTCTGCACTGGCGGTCCGGCTGTCCGCATCATGGGCGAACTGAATGATTTTTGCGAACCTTCCCGCGCGTGGATAGAGGCTCAGGATTGGGGTACGCCTTGGTTTCACTGCTCAGGTATTATAGATCAAGAAACCCTTTTAACCTACTGCCGACAGTTCTACTTCGGAGAATGATTTAACAAATTCAACAGCAATAGGGAAGTTTTCAAACAGTGTGGCTTCCTTCATAAATCCAGAAATTCCCTGATTAACTACGGGGAATTTCTCTTTTAGTTGACACTCCGCTAAGTATGCCGCATCTCCACTCGTAGCCAGCGCGAAACTATCTGTTATCGTTAGACCCAGCTTATTTAAGGTTCTTCTATGGTGCGCCATTCTTTGCTTCAGGTTATTTGATATTCCATACCCTGTAAATGACTTATGGATACCTTCAATTTTTAGTACGTAGATGTGCGACGCCTTATTTCGGTCAAACCCCGTTTTTGCACAGGATGGACAGCCTTGCCCCATAAATAGGACGCTGAACACTTTTGTATCGAAAGTACCATGCTCTTTACAAGATACGATTAACTTGCTTCTTGTCCATGTTCGGCCTTTTTCAATCCTCACAAAAGAAAGGCCCGTTTCTCTGTTTTCTAGATGCTTCGTCACGCGGTAATCCCACTGTGCGGGACTTAGGTTGATAGCTGTGCTACTGCACCGGCACGGCGGGTTTCCGTCCCTCAAAGATTGCACCTCTGCCTCAAACCACCCCGTACAAAGTCCGGCATTGGCGTACTCGTCAGTAGCACATTTTGGGCAAAACACGTTCCAATGTAGCCGCTTTCCTCGTGTTACTCTCGCACTCCTCGTAAATAAAGTACCTTCGGCAAACCCTCCAGTAGCGGCGAACTTTGATGTAATCTCACTATCAGGCATTCTACTGTTAGAGCCCAATTTATCCCTCTTACATGCTGGGCAGAAATCCTTAGTGCGTCCAGTTAACATAGTTACGCGCAATAGAAATTCGGTGTTGTGTCGCGTGCAGACTACTTTTGCCACTGACTTCCTTGTTCCTGAGTATTCGCCTTCCCATTGTATGAACTTCAGCGGTTCTTTGTTGTTTATCCTTTCTTCTACTTCCTCTCTTGTTATTTTTAGCTCACGCATCACAGTATTCCCTTGCATACTCAGCTTGCAACTTAAAAATTTTAGAAAGCTTCTTAGCTTGCGCCAGTTTTGCAAGCATTGATTCGTCGTTTTTCTTGTTGTAATATGTGACAAGACGATAGTACGCTTGCTCTTGCACGGTGTTGAGGCGAACGGCGATAGCATCGACGGACGCCGACTGGTAGTCGAACGAACGAGACATTTTTATTCCTTTAGGTGGGATTTTTGACAGCAGATTTACAAAACGTAGCATTGCACTACGCAGATAACACAATTATACATCTTATTGCACAGATTGTCAATAGAAAGTCAAGCGTTTATTTAGAGTGAATGCTCTAAAATTTCTGCTTCAAGTGCTTGAATATCTTACGTAGATGAATTAAGATCGTTGCAAAGGTGGACAAACATAGGAGGATATATGCCTGAGAAAATTAGCAATTACCTGATTTTTAGCAGTAACAGTAGTGCGCGCCAGTTGGCAAACGTCACAGTAAGACGCGATGATGGCTCGGTGGTAGCACGTGTCTACAGTGAGCATAGCAAACCCCTTGCATTCCTGCGCAAGTGGCCCAAATGCACCGAGCGGCTAGAGCTTGTGAGCAGCTTACTAGAAAACAATGTTCCTGTTGAAATCATTCAGCAGATTGTACAGAGGAAATGACATGCACAACAAACACGATGTAACCTTGCGATGGTGCTACAGCAGCGGTCAAGACTACGAATTTCACTCGGCAGATGCCGCTCAGATTGGGCAACTTTACAGATTAAAGGTGTTAGAGCCAGCCGTACAGAGTGTCGAGGTGATTTTTGGCGGCCGCGTTATCATCTCTTGGAAGCGACAAGACGAATAAAAAGCTTGACATGCTTATAGTGCTTACGTAAGATGTGATTATGTGAGAAACAAACGTTAGGGGAAATACTATGACACAAGTTATCGGACATTTTGATCACCCAATACACGGTATGTATTACATCCATTTCAAATGACACGCCAACAAGCCCACGAATTGAAACTCAAGATGGCCCAATTCGCCGAAGTGACAGCAATGATACAATTCTATCAAGGGAAAGGGACAGAATCACAATTGGAAGTGGCACTAGCGGAACGTGATAGGGTGCGCAACGAACTGTATGCAATGATTGACTCACTTGTAACGGAGGAATGATGAAACCACACCGCCACTCAGCATTAATTCACGCCTGGGCCGATGGGGCAGAGATTCAAGTTTACTCTTGCGGATACTGGATTGATATTGAGCCAACTTGGAATGGCTGCGATGAATACCGCATCAAGCCAGAAAAGGAATATCCGAAGAGTACTCTTGATTACAATGATCTGTGCCGGATCGTGAACGCCGCCCATAAGCTACAAGAGGAAACAGGTGATAAGCAAGGGTATCAGACAATCATTGCACGACTGGCAGCAGATGAAGCCGTAAAACGTTACATTAAGGAGAATGAAGAATGACGCTTACAGAGTTCATTGCACGAAAGCCTAAAGAGCTACGGCTAGGGCAATGGTTTGTGAATTGTTATTGGAAAGGCTTTGACGTACGCTCGCAGCAGCTATATCAGTTAGACGGATATGCCGCTATGTTGTATATCAAGAGTTTGATGGAGGCTTGGCAATGGGAAACTTTACCGGAGATTGAATGCTAACTAGCTCGCAACAAAACACTTGTAAACACAATACTGATGTGCTAATCTACACTTACTGAACACTGTGCAATAGCACAGACACACAACGGAGAAATCGAAATGAAAACCACTACAAAGGCTCTTTTCAAGTTTCTTGCTCGCTTGTTTGAAAGCAACTACACTTACAATGATGCACATACGGTGCGAGTTCATAAGCGTACAGGGGATGTGGAATACCTGTGGATGGACGGAATGGGCAACTATTGGGAATCGGAGCCAATGTTTGATGACGGATATTCGTATGTGCCTCGTAAACCCCATTTAAAAGCGGTTTAACGGGTCTACAAGCGGCGATCGTAGCAAAGACGTTGCGAGTTAAAGGTTTTCAGAGTCTAACTTAAGTATGTTTGTCTCAATATTCCTTGCTTTTTCAACCCACATGTTAACTTGTTTCTGTTTCGCTAACACGCTGCGCCTAAGTAGTGGTCCAAGTTCTGCTATTTCCTCTTCGCTCCAGTCGCTAAAGAATTTATCAACCTTGGACATGTACTTTTCATACAAATATGCTAGACGTTCTTCAGGGTAGAATATAGGCTTATCGCCCAGGATGCCATTACACTCCATGCAAGACGGAATAAGATGGAGTTTACCTCCGCCCTTAACAAATTTATCGATGTTAAGTCCATCAATATGTTTTAGAGGAGGGCAATGGTCTAGCGCTTGTCGTATATCGTTGCAATACCAGCATTCATCTAAGCTACAGTTTTCTAAACGGCTGTAGAGTTTACCGTAGGTTCGCAGGAGTATTTCTCTGTTTTTGTTACGCATTACTTCACCTCGTACTCTAGGATATATTCAGCCTGCAATTTGAAAATCTTAGATAGCTTTTTCGCTTGCGCCAGTTTAGAAAGCATTGCACTATCATTCTTTTTGGTGTAGTATGTAATCAGTCGGTAATAGCTTTGCTCTTGAACTTGATTCAGGCGCACAGCAATAGCGTCAACAGACGCGGTTTGATAGTCAAACGAGCGTGACATAGGTGTTCCTTGTAATTGTGGGGGATGTGTACAGAATAAAACGTAGCATTGCACTACGCGGATAACATTATTATACAATGATGACTAAATATTGTCAATTTTCAACTGTAGGGGGAACATCAAATGAACTCTCGCAATCAACGTGAAGGCCACTATGGCGGCAAACAAGCCATGTATGCCATGGTGTTAGTGCCACGTAATAGCGGAAAGAAATGGGAGCGTGAAAAGATGGTGTGGAAGAAATATTATAGGACGTATCGAGCGCTTAGCTTGAAGGGGATGCGGAAGAGTGAGGAGATTGTGTTTAAGGAGGATAACAAATGAAGAAAGCATTTCTGCTGGGATTTATTGCCGGTGCAACTGGCGGGGAAATCGACAACAACCCTTACTCAGACGGCTATGAAAATTTCGATCTGTGGATTTCTGGTTTCTTGTCTGCTAAAGAGTGGTGGGAAGAGTTTGACGAGCACGCTTGACATCCCCTCACGCATCGTCTACCATATCCATGTGCCGTATGTGTGTTTCTCACTTTCTAACACTTTGCCTAACGTGCGGCACAGGGCCATGCTTTCCAGCAATGGGGAGTGTGGCCTTTTTGTTTTGTGTGACGCGTAACGGAAATAAGAATGATATGGCGCTTGACAAGCTTTCCTTTTTGTGTTCTACTATACATCACATGGGCAGCGCAGAGGGCGAGGCCGGAATGGGGAGGGATATGGAATTGCGATTGTACTACTATGAGATTGACGGAGATAGATACTTAGGAGAGCACGATTACGAAACTCCGTGCATTGTTCGGGCTATCTCTAATGCTAAATTTTTCATGGTTAAGAAGTCGGCTAAAATATGGTATGACAAGATTGAAAAAGAATATCCTGATGCAATCTTGTGTTCTTTTGAGGCAACTAATTGGCAAATGGAGGACAAATGACAACCAAATACGACAACTTTATTGCAGAGCTTAGAGCCCTTTGCAAGAAACATCACGTGTGCCTAGATTTTGGGTATGATGGGTGCGAGGTGTGGGATATGCGGGTAGATGATCCTGTTAGCAATACGGGGTTTTGGCAAGAGATTGAGCCGGAGGATAGGACGAGGGGTGATTAAATCTGCGGCAACCCAAGATTATCTAAAGGAGGGAACACCAAAGAACGTTCCCTTTTCTCAAATCCTCTTTTTAATCTGACAATCTTGTAGAATTCCTCTTCTATTTCTTCATCCGTATGCCTTGCAAACCATTCATCAGAGTAATAGACAGACATTGATTCTAATATACCGTCTAGCTCGTGTTCATCGTATCTCAACTGCCGATCAAACCACACAGTAGCAAGAGGGGTTATATCAAACTTAGACGGTATGTCATCAACTCCTCGTTTATTCCATGCTGGCCGTTGCAGGATAATCTGTTGTGCCTCGTAGAATACCATCTCGGGTGTACTGTCAAACAAGTGCAGTGCAACCCTCTCTACATCTTCCATACTCTTTTCAGAACGATTGTGTTGTTGCCAGCGTGACTGGAAATTATCTGTCTTGCCGATGTACAGCAGAGTATCGGCCTTACCGTAGAAGAAATACACTACGGGGCAATCTTCACTCCGTAGTTTGGTCAACAAAACATCATCCAACTCTTCGCAACAGTACAATCCATTACGTCCTAGCGATCTAATCATTGTAGTATTCTTTCATGTAGTAAGTTTAATAAACACGCGCAAAGCTGTCGCCAACCTTTGGCAATAGTTCGGGCTGTAGCTTGTAGCCTGATAGATTGTGTTGCTGCTAATTTCTGGCAAGGATCGCAACAGGTGAAACATAACATTCTTGCTCAGTGGGTTGCTTTCCCCAAGATTGGCAATACCGAAGAAATAGTTATCAAGGAACGGCATGTTGTCTGCAAGTGTGGCGATTGCATCGTCAAGCCCATCTTCGTCTAGTTCGTCATCTGCACTAACCATGCGGCCTACCCCACCGTTACGAATCTCGTAAACGTCGTAGGGATCGAGCATCCCAAAGAATGGGTTCTCAATGGCTTTAGACGACTCAATTGTGCCTGTACGCCCCTGCCCTTCACCAGCTATAGGCATGCCTACCCAAAACGGTGGAAGGCCCGTAGGAGTCTCTTTAAACGTCGGCACAGGTGGCTTAGGCTTGGTCCTGTACGTGAACGGCTTAATCTCCCCTGTCTCTTTGTGTATGCGTGCTGTCACGTACTGTCCGTCTTCTAGGCGCATCACTGTACGAATGAACTTGCTAGGCTTGCGTTTAGTCATGAGTTATCCACAGGTTTGGCAAAAAGTGTCTTATATAAAAGCATTCCAAATTCACTCATCAAACAACTTAGCAATCTTGTACTCACGGTAAGCTGTCTCGACCTTGGCCGACATCTCCTCGTCATCTTCCCAAGTCTTCCGAACAGCATAGATGGCTTGAGGACTAGACTTGTTGAACTGATCCACAATCTGTGCTACAGTTGCGGTACGGTAGTTAAAATTCTTACGCTTCATAAAAGTTCCTCAGTGATTGGTTACTCTTGTATAGTACACTGAGACATGCTTTGTGTCAACATAACTTTAAGAGATAAAGAGCATAACTAACCTAGCTAACGCGGTTAGGTGGCACAAACAACCACTAACACCTAGCACACAAACAATAAACAACTAAAGATACAAGAAAAGAAGCAAGATTATGACTTATTTACAACATACACTAAAATTCTTACAGATTCTTGTTGACGTGCTTATCTGGCTTGTGTACACTGTACTACATCGAATCAACAAACCCCACGGAGCCTAACATGACTAAGATCAAAACTTTCCTTGCAGACCCGATGGCAATTGCTTTAATGGTTTGTTCTCTGGCATACGGTAGGGTAGTTGTTAAAGTTGTGTTCCATATTGACTTGTTCTGAGAGTTGCATAACAATTCTAGGAGCCTATTATGTCACTCGCATACAATGTAGGATACAATGCACGTCTGTATGGCTATGCTAGTCTGAAAGACTGTCCATATCTTAAAGGGACATTCTGCTACACAGATTGGCAAGAGGGGTGGAAACATTGTGAGGATAAGATGAGAAAGGGGAAATAATATGTATGCAGTTCAATGGTATGACAGCTACACAAACAGCTGGCTTTTGTGCAGTACAAAGGGTCAGCTTGAGATTTATCATACGTTTGATAGAGCCTTTGAAAATTGCGAAGCTTGGAGAACTAGCAGCGTGTACAACGAATGTAAGGATGAATATAGGGTTGTTAGTGTGGTTGTTCAGGAGAAATAATCATGGCTAAGAAAGACAGTGTTAAGATGCTTGAGGCAAAGATTGAAGTGTTGGCGTGTGCAAAAACTATTATCGAGCAGGGCCGAGCTAGTTTTATTTGCTTTGCTCTTGATGCGGTCAAATGGGATTTAGGTTGGAGTTATGAAAGAAGTTGTGCTGTTGACAAGTTGTCCTCGTATATATCCAGACAACTTGGTAAGTGCGCCTACTTTGATGAGTGGTTAGAAGAGAATAGAAAAAGCCTTGCTCAAGATAAGGAAAGTGTTAAGAAATACAGGCTGCAATGGATTGACTACATGATTTCTTGTCTGCAAGAAGACTTGAGCAACAAGCAACACAAGAAAGGCTAACATGACAATCGAATCAATTCTCCTTGTGCTAGGCATAGCAGCCTGTGCTACAATTGTTGTGTGGCTTATTTATCTTGTGTTCTTTAAGAAATACTAGGCGTTGCCTAGGCTCCTCTCTAACTTTCGGAGTACTGACATGACCGACAAACAATATGTAATGCTTGCAGCCGAGATTATGAAAATTACATTGATTGTGCCCACTCGTGGTAATCCTGGCATTATTGGCTATGTCAACATAAAAGGCTTTAACAAGTGTGTTGTGGATGCTACGAATTGGGCAGAGGCTAAAGCACAAATTAACAACTATGCAAACAACGGGGCATAACCCTGGCTGACGTAAGGAAGACATAATCATGCGCATCCTCTCTCTTTGCCTCTTGTGCATCGTTCTTATGTCCGGCTGTGTGTGGGCTAGTCAATCTTATGCACAGGCTCATCCCATGGACGGCTTACAGCTTAAGATGATGTATTGCATCGACATGCAACGTTATGAGGGACAGCCGATACAAGATGTTGGTTGCAAAGTGGGGCATGGCAATGGTAAAGTGGGAGTTAAGAAGGACATTGTAAAGAAGCTTGTTGCTAGGATGAACATTTATAAGGATAGCTACGAATACACACAGCTTGTGTCCAGAGACGGGCTTAAGCTTGTATTCCATGATGACACGGTAGGATCGAAAGGGAATGCAACTGTGTGGCAAGATGGGAAGGGTAAACTTTATATGGTGTTTGGGAAGGAGCAATAGTCATGTGGAAAATTGGCGATAAGCTCAAGGCTGTTAGAGTGGTAGACGATGATGGCGAGCCCTGCGATGGTAACTTGCAATTAGATGAGATTGTTGTTTTGGAACGATTCCCTCTGTCTGATTGGATTTGGGTAAAGCGTGCCAACGGTAGACTTTGGCAATATGAACGAGATCGGTTTGTGTTGGCGGAGGAATAGTCATGTGGCTCACTATTGATAAATTGCATGAGCATGTCAAGGGACGGGAAATGCAGTCTGACAAGTCATCCTGCCAGTCTCCGACTGTGTTTGTTGTTATAGCAATGAATGTTCCTTATCCTTTCAATCCAAACTATACGTACACAACCGATCCTTATTGTGTTTGGGTGAACGAAGTAGACGAATACATGCGGCCTGAAGAGTTCATTCGTTGGCCTCATCCATTCATGCCTACACATTTCTGTTTGTTGCCGGAAGAGAGGGAATGATCATGACATCACATGAACTTGCAAAGAAGCTATTAGAAATGCCTGACATTGCTGTTGTGTTGGATGACAGCAAGCTAGGGGATATGAGCGTGAGTTGCATCGAGAAAAGTAACTACGATTATATTGATGACGCTGAGCCAGTGATTAGATTGAGGTATTGATATGGCAGAAGAGTCTAAGGGTGATGTTGCTACTGCGGCCCTTGCAGTTGTTTTCTCAGGAATTGGTGTAGCACTTCTGGTAGCTTTTGTCATCATGTGCTTTAAAGGAGTGCAGACAGAGGAACGTGTCAAGGATGCACAGAAAGAGGCTTTAGAGCGAACAATCAAGATGAATAATTGCAAGCTTACAGGGTATTATAGGCGGAGCTATGAGCGCATCTTCTTGTGCGACGATGGGAATACGTACAGGGAAGACTTGACTAACTATTGGCTTACTAAGGTGGAATGATGAAACACAATGACATTAGCAAAGGATTTAAAGTAGGAGAATTGGAAGCTGTTACAGTAGAAGCTAAAGCAAAGTCTGTGTATGATGGTTGTGCTGTTGAGAGTAAAGCACAAAAACTAGAAAAGAAGTATGCCAACATGGAGTTTAAGACAACTCCTAAGCTTTACTTCGAGGCAGCTTTAGCTGAGATTGACTATCATTTTGAAGAGGGCGACATTACACCGGGGGAGTGGTCAAAGTTGTGTAAAATCATTCGTTCTTGGCTGAAGGAATAATAATGCTAACAAAAGAACAATCTAAAGAAATCCTCTTGCTTGCTAACAGCTACGCTTCATGGCATGCTATCAATGAAGTGGCTTTCGAGAATACAGGGCATGTGTCTAGTGCTATGAAGAAATGCGAGACGGATGCTTGGGAGAGGCTTAAGGGGTGTGTTGAGGGGCTTGTTAAGGAGGAGTGATTATGACTTGCAAACACGGAGAATCAAACATCTGTTGCGCTCAATGCGATAGAGACGTAATTGACTGGTACGAGAAGGCTCCGGCACATGCTGTTAAGAGCTATGAAGCAACTGTTTCATCTTATGAAACCATTGCTCGGGAAGCTGGGTTTGACATCATGTATCAAAGAACTCCTACAAACATTAGAAAATGGTTGTGGATAAGTGCTGATCGTAAGCAATGTGACGGATTGTTTGAAACACAAGAAGATGCATGGAAAGCGTGTTGTGTGGAGAACGGGTTGGTGTAGGGATTAGAGGGAAGGCTCTAAATAATGTGCTTATTGGGCTTGTGTTTCTTAGTGGCTGTGCTATTATAAACACATCAGCAGCACAAAACCCACACACTAGGAGCCTAACATGACCGTCACCATCACCAACGTTGCTAAGTACTCCACCAACGGCGAAATGGCCTATGAAATCACCTACAACGAAGGTACCAAAGTTCGTGCAGTGGAATCCAAAGGCAACATCATCCGTAAGGAAGCTATGATTGACGGTGTGTGGAAGCTGGTAGGTAAAGCGTACGTGGTAGACCACAACAAGAAGCGTGCAGCAGAGTCGATCAAGCAGTCGGTGTTGGATGAACTGGCAAAGTAAGACTAGAAAGCAGCACAGAATGGCCCTCTTCGGAGGGCTTTTTCTTTTGTGAGACGCTATAAAGTTATCCACAGCAAGGCTCTTACAGCAGCCTACTTATCCCCCAAGTTATCCACATTGTTATCCACAGGCTATTGTTAATGTCTCCTGTGCCTAACAAAAACTCGTTCACGAGCCAAATTCTCTGACCCTTGGTCATCAATGAGGCCTATCAGGTAGCCTGACATAACATTTATTCAACATGTGAACAAGTATTCAAATGTTCATTCGTTGCAGCAGCCATGCACAGATCGACGTGCTAGGGGCGTGAGATGTCATCTGTCAGCAGCAGGACAGCGGCTACAGAGGGTGGGTTGTGGCGAGATGGGACGAGGCTACCGCGCGCCTATGGTGCGCAACAGAGGTGGCTAGAACGTGGCGCAGAGGGTCTGTGTAGCGCCTGGGAGGGCTATTGTGCGACGTGGGGATGGGGACTGGTCTAGAGAGACGTGATCGGTGCGCCTGAATTGTGACTTCCGGTGTACCCTAATCGGCCCGAAAAGAGGGCATCTTATAAACGACTCTTGAACAATGGCTTTTTAGAGCCCCTGTTTCGCCATATTTCTGGTAGTAGACCCCGCCCAGCGACCCTCCAGCGGGCACTGTTAGACCACGGAGACAAGGGTGTCTCGATTTAAGAGGGAAGGGTTGACCTATTAAGAAACCTACCGAAAAATTAAAATCGGTCAAAAGAGATATTGTTGATATATTTACAACAAGTAGATGGGAGTGTGTGACTGATAGGCGACTTCAAATTTTAAAATTTTAGAAAATTCTCTTGCAAAGTCGCCTACATACGAAGCACAATATGTCTATTGAAGCTGCTGTCCATGAGCCTTCAAGACACTCTGGAATTGCTCTGATTTACTATAGATTTCCCATTCATCAGGGTGAGTGGCGGATTTACTATTATTGCAAAACTGACACAACCATTGAAGATTCCAGATGTAGTTAGTACCGCCAAGAGCCAGAGGGTAGATATGATCGAGATGTTTATTGGATGCTGTCAAGGCGATGCCGCAACAATTACATTTATGTCCTTGTTCATCTAATAATCTGTTTGTTTCCTCAAGAGTATGATTTCCTTCTGCTCCATTGCGCCGAGCACGACGGTTCTGATTGTTAACTCTTGCCCTATCTAAATTTAACTTTTGATATTCACACGCGCGCTTAATTGCATGTTCTCGATTCTCTTGATACCACTTTGCTGCTCTAGCTTTATCATACTTTGCTTTAAGAACGAAGTAGTCCTCCCGTTTCTTATCACCCACGGATTTCTTTCTAATTAAATTTTCTGAATAGTTGTATTCGTTTCCAGATTCAAGATACTTGACAACCCATTGACTTGTTCCATCTACTCTGTCAACAACCTTAAATTCCATGTCAAGCAAGTCTTTGTGAACTGTTCCGATGAACACCTCACCTTTTGAATCAAGAGTTCTTTGCACAGACTTGATTGCGGCTCTAGCTGCTTCTCGTTCCGCCTTTGCTGCCTCTTTCACAAGCCTATTAGATTCCTCAATGGCAGCTTTCTCTGCCCGTCTTGTCTCAGCTATAATACGTTTTTCTTCTGCACGCAGTTCAGAATTTTTCTGCTCCTGCATGGCTATAGCAAGTTTATCAGTTATATAACCTGCAAGGATTGCACTCTTTTGAACAACAACACGATTACCTGTGTTTACAAATTCGACAGTAACCTCTTTGGAGTTTGTGATCTTTATTACTTTAACTTGCCCGTAGTTATTCGTGTTGTATAGACCATTCAACTTTAGGGAGTACTTCGGACTTTTGTAATCTACAACTCCATTTGCTATGATTGTCTTGATTGAAGGGTGCTCTACGTTACCTGTATCTTCAAAGACTATCCAGGCATGATCACCATCCATCTTCCCGATTTTGTACCTGCCGAAGTTGTTGCTCGTCGCTAGATATCCTACATAAATATCAGTCACAGTGCCCTCACTTTCTCAAGAGCTTCTTCAAGAATAGCGATAGCCATGCGCTTCGTAGCATCGTTTTCTACGCCTGCACCCTTCTCCACACCTTTCAGGTTCTTCAAACACCAATGGACACTGCACCCCATCATATCCGCGATACTTTGGTGCGAGTGTCCTTGCCTACGAAGCTGGATAGCCTCTTCGACACTAAATTTTTGTTTGTTTGCCATAATCACCTCTCATTATTGGTTATGAGAGTATTATACTACGGAAACAACATTCTGTCAAATTAGTTGCAGACGATCAATTAGGTTCTTGACTGTAGTGGGGTACCACTTACCTCCGCGTTGTGTGGGGGTTTTATATTTATTCAACCTAGCCGCCATTTGCGTCAGTGAGAGGTTCAGGTCTACGAAGTCTGTGATTTTCTCTCGCATGAACTCGGCGAAAGCGTCAGCTTCTTTCTTGTTTACCATCACACTGTGCTCGATTGCTTTCGCCCTAGCTTCCGCAACCTTATCCAAGTGCATGCCCATAGGCTCACCGCGAACCTTCTTTGCGGCAAATGCTGCTTTCGTCCTATCACCGATCTTCCTTCTTTCCTCCTCTGCAAATGCGGCGCGTAGAGAAATTTCCAACGGGGAGCAGTCAAGTCCTGTTTCAGCGGTGATGAAATTCACATTAGTAGCTACTAACTTATTGATGAAAAGTTGCGACCTCGATAACCTATCGATTTTCGACGTTAGTACAGAGCAACCTTTAATCTTTGCAGCGTCTTCAAAAGCTTGTTTCAGCACTGGCCTGCGGTCTAAGTCGTGCTTACCGCTCACAACCTCTCTGCGAATATCTACGATCTCAAGTCCGTTACGATGCGCAAACCTCCGCATATCTTCAATCTGTGCCTCAATACCGAGAGAACTCTTAAATTGTTCGGACGTACTGCACCTTGCGTAGCAAATAACTTTATTTCCCATGACTACCTCCTTATATGAGTGAACAACGGTAGTTTATAAAGTATGGCTCGGGTTGTCAACATGTTTTTGAACTTAAACACAAACAAAAGCCCGCCAACATTCCTGTCAGCGAGCCTGTGTCACTCATTCTTTCCCATAGTATTGCTCGTAAGGCACTTGTTCCAATTTTTCTGTCACCCCGAAATCCTGACTCAGTTCGTGATATCCTACCCACCTGCCCTCGTCATATCCTTTGTTGTAAGCCTCTGCAATCTCAGCCTTCAACTTCTCAACAACTCTATCATGGTCATATGCACTTACAAACTCGCCGTCCTCACACTCTGTGATATAGCCACTGTTAGGAATGTCGATGTCGTATCGCTTAATCATTTCCACCTCTCTTCTTCCTTGGCAGCTTCCCAGCCATCTTCAAATCCTTCCGAGTAGTAGTTTCTTGAATCCAACACTTCGGCATCCAACTTCTCAATCCTCTCCAGCAACTCCCGCACAACATCCTCATAATCCTCCCACCGAACATACCTGCCGTAAGAAAGAGGAATCTCCCCGTGTTGATTCACCTCGTAGCGGGTGATGTCGTTAGTCATCGCACCACCTCAACATTATGTGTGGGCGGGCTTGTAAACGCAATCGTAAACGGCGCCCAATGCACAGCAGCCCACAGGACAATTCCTACCAAGATTGCTGGAACAATGGCTTCACCTCCGCTACCAAAAGCACTGCCTACAATAAACACTGTGATTGCTGCGAACAAGAAAAACAACCCCAACAGAATAAGAACAATAAATCCAATAATAGCCATCACAACCTCCAAGAATACGTATCTCCACCAGAACTATATCCACTCTAGTAGGCCTGAGAAATCTTTTGCTTAAGATGCTCTACAACTTTGACATAGTCTTCATACTTTACATAATCCCCAATCTCGCTTTGATCCATACAAGCATATGGATCGTCAAAGTTGCTGGCGATTTCTGGATCATATCGCTTGATACTAAGAGGGTCATTTTTAAGCTTCTCAGCCTTTCTCTGTTCCTCCCTCTCAGCCCAGCGTCTGTCAAACTCCTCTTGCAAATGCTCTGGCACAGGTTGTTCACAGCCAATACGCTTTAGCACAATCAGCTTAAATACTTCATCGTGATATTCCATAGGACTCCTCAGCAATAATAATCAATCAGCACCTGCCCAATCATATACCCGCATATAAACCACATTACATAGAAGTTCATACATCCACCATATCAGGAAGAAGGCCGATGCCGACGAGCAGGGCAATAATAACAATGATGATTGTATAGATAATATCGTCCAGTTTCATTTTGCGAGTTCCCTTAAAATTGTTCATTTCGTAAGCTCCTTAAAACGACGCATAAAGTAAATATAGCTCATGTGGCTGTCCCATGCAATTATATTTTTGTTGTACGGGACAACATTCTTATACTCTTCCCCAATAGGTACACAAGGTTGCATCTCCCTGCGCTCAGCTACAAACACACTGATATCCGCCTCTTTAATACAAGGGTGAAAGGGGAACTTTACATTGAAACGTCTGCACAGGTCTGCCTCTGCCCGCTTTTCTAGCTCTACATACCCAGGAAGAAGCTTTTTAAGTGGGCTGGGGATGTCAGCCATGAATGCCTCAGTAGCATCGTGAAGCAACCCCGCCAAGGCGTGTTCTTCTGGAACTACTTTGCTGACAATGACGCTATGCTGCGCAACAGTGTAAACACGCTGTGTCTGCCCTGAGAAGCGCGCTGTGTGGGATAAGCCACGAGCAATGTCTTCGATGCTATATCGGCTACGCTCAGGGGCTTCGTAGTCGAAATACCCTCCGTTAAGAAGGCTGATGGATGTGGAGTTCAAATTAGACCTCTAGATAGCTTGTAATCAATCTCAGCCAACGCCGCTGTGGCATCTTTCATAGCTTGTTCTTTGTTCCAGTGACTTCCGCTTTTCCATTCTCCCCAGTGAGCATCAGGTTGACAAATAGCCCACCGCCATTTGTCGTTGTGCAGATCAGGTTTTTCCCAAACTATCTCTGGTGGTGCGTACGACATACTTCCTCCTAAATTTGTTTACGAATCTATGGTAGCCCATCTTTCATAAGAATGCAAGCCCTTTGTACAAATAAAAATGCCCCGCACAAGGCGAGGCTAAATTACTACACTTCTTCTACACCGCGAGTGACGATAACAGCTTGTTCTACAGGTTTCTTACGAGTCTTACGAACCTTCTTCGGTACAGGGACATTGCCAGTACGAACGTCTTGGCGATATTTAAAGCGCATACCGCAGTCCTCTGCCGTAAGATAGATTTCACGACCATCTAGAACACGAGCAATCTCATCTTTGGTGAGGAAGTCCTTGTAGATGTCATTCACAAGCTTTTCAATCCCCTTTGTGTTGTGTGCCACATGCGATTCCATGTTGCCGCTATGACCATAGAATCCATAAGATGCAGTGTGAATCATAATCGTGGTGTATGGATTGATATACACTTCGTCAGCAAGCATCATAAGAATTGTGCCAGCAGAGGCAGTGTCGCTCTCTACATGCATAGCAATGTGTGCTTCAGTGTTGTTCATAGCCTCGATGAGAGGAATGATGGAGTGCAGGGCACCACCAGGAGTAGAAATCTTAATGTAGGCGACATCTCCCTCTACAGCGCTGTTCAGATAGTCCACAAGAGGTGCAAACTGCCCAACATCTTCAAAGCCGTCATCGATAGTACACTGGTAGCACTGGTTGATGGGCACAGCTTTCACTTCAAATGGCTCAATCTCTCGTTTGAGCAGCTTCATCAGGTCTGACATGTGTTACTCCTTAGCTTTCATAGCCCACTGGACGGCAGCGACAATAACGTCGCCGTGGCAGGCTTTTGGTTTGCAGAAGCAGCCAAGAGTTTTTCCATTAAGCTCTTGCAACTGCTGGATTTTTATATTCCCTCGTTTAAGTTGCTGGAACAAGTGTGTTCTGAATTTCTCAATAACAACTTCTCGTGTATCCCCAACAGCTTCATTTATTGCAAATGGATTTCCCCAAATACTTCCTCGCCCTATATAAACGTCGTATGGCTCCTTGTATTTGTTGACAACCTTGCACATGTCAACTCCTTAGTTGTGGTAATACATCTTGACGAATGCTCGGCACAGGCCCGAGCGAACAACGTCCTCGGGTGTAAATGTAACAACGCCAATATTCTTCGTCATGCAGTGAAGGTCTTCGTCGCTCAAGTAATCAGGCTCATCACCAAGCGCCTTGTCAATTAGCCCAATCGTTTCCATCAGCCCGCTCTTACCCTTCAAGTCGTTCTGTTTCTGGTCGCCCGTCAGTACAAGCTGACATCCATCACCAATACGAGTAAGAATGGCTTCAAGTTCTTCCTTCGTAAGATTCTGACTCTCCTCGACAATGACAAGCGCGTTCTCGATGCTCATGCCACGGATGTGCTCAACGCTCAGCATCTCCACTTTCTTGCTCGTCAGGCAGTAGCCGAGGAACCCTTTACCCATAAACTTGCCAAGATGCTCAAGCGTCTGTTTGAAGAACGGGAGCAGTTTTTCTTCTAGAGTCCCCGGCAATGCCCCGTTGCTCTTGCCTGTAGAAACGTTAGCACGAACAAGAAAAATCTTATCAATCTTCTTGGCTCGCAGAAGTTCCGAGCCGTGGTATGCAGCAAGAAATGATTTGCCAGTACCTGCACTGCCAATGGCAAACACCACTTGACGACCTTCTCGCAAATATTGAAGTAGTTTTTCCTGTCGAGGATTCGCATGTTTGACAGTAAGTTGATTTTGTTGAACAGGGACAACAACCTCACCTGCAACTACCTCAACTACAGGCTTTTCACCCGTCTTTTGCTTTCGTGTAAAACGCTTAGCATTGTTGGACATTAATTATCCTCTTGTAAAAATGTTAATAGGAATGCCCAACAGCGATGTTAGACACTCCAATATAGCACTAGGCTTTCTTTCTGTCAATCATGGGGTTCGAGCCAGACATAATACTCAGAAGAAAATTCCCTGTCATCTCCATCGTAATGTGAAGAAACAATGCCGTACACTTTCAGCCCATTTTTACAAACGTTGGCATCCATAGATTTCAAGTGAACAATATCTCCACTTCCACTAAGCATCAACGTAGTGCCTTTGCGCAACTTCCATACATCCACCTCAGCGTTAGCAAACTTAACTTTCATCTTGCACATCCTTGTTAATCTTCTTAGCAGCACGAGCCTTAGCCATGATTTCTTGACGTTTCTCTTTAGTCATCACATCACGCCCACTCTCAGCAGACTCAAGTTGCTGCTTAGCTTTAGCAATCGTATTAGCATTGCGGATAAGATACACTTCATACATGATGAAGCTGAAAAACGGAGGGCGCTCAGGATCGATGTCCCAGCCGTACCCTTTGTGGCTCACCACTTCGTTTACGATTTCGTAGAAATTAGGGGTGACGATAGTTTTGTACTCGGTAGCACCTTCTTTAACTTCGGTTGAGATGATGTCGCTCATTGTTTCTCCTTAAGATTGTTGTTTAGATTTGTTACGGGTACGCCCTACATGGAGCGCAATTTTCTTACTTTTTGCTTCCTTGTCGGTCAGGAAGATTTCTGCAAAGCGTAGGTCTTCAAAGTCTGCAAAGTTGCGCTCTTGTTGCTCTACTTCGTACAGGATGTGGTCAAGATCGTTCATTTGTTCACCAGAGCCATCACTGCGCGTGTGAGCGGTACGCCATAAACTTGTGTGCGAATTACCGAGATGGCTTCGCTGTAAGAATCTACCCTATCTACATTGTATTTAACAAGTTTACCATCTTCGTGAAAGTACACTTTAACATCGTTTAGCATTGTTATCCTCCTGTTTGGTTGCTTGCGACAGGCAAGTGATGTGGATAGTACACCCAACAATTCTGTCTGTCAAGCCCCTAAAATTGACAAGAATGGCGACAAATGCTATGATTTGCTCGTTAAGAATTTTAAGGAGGGTGTTCACATGGGTGAACTTGTACCAACTAAAGAGCAAGCTGTGTTCAAGAAGACACATGAGCTTGCCAAACTTGTTCGTGATCTTAAGAAGATCAGTAAGAAGGCTATCGAAGTGCTTGAGAGGGGTCTTGATAGTCAAGATGAGCGTGTGCGTATGATTGCTGCTGAAAAGCTGCTGAAGTTCTACACCGACTCGGCTAAGGATGTCAATGAAGACGAGTTGAAGCGTCTTCTGCTAGAGGTGAAGTTGCGGGGCATGGTAGGGGCTGGTAGTACAGCGCAAGAGGATGACGACGCTCCAGCGTTGGATTTTGACAACATTTCGCCAGAATTTAGGGATGTGCCTGTTGTTGACATGGGTAACGTTAATAAGATTTGACAAGAAGCGGTAAGGTGTGTATAATTGGTTTTGTTGAGATTGAACGCACTGACAATACGGCTACATCAGGTGCACCAATTAGCCAAGACCCTCTCCTAGAAGCTTTCTGCATGCTAGTGAAGGAACAGCTTATAGAGCATGCCTTTAGCTCTTTCAGAATTGGCATTCGGCTTCCATAAGAGGCCGTTTTCAAGACGCTTCCTCTACAGGGTAGGTGCCCCTCCTCATCAGCTTTGTGGCAGTTGAGGCGTCCTGAAAACAATGGTGACGGTAGTGTAATGGGAGCACACGAGTCTGTGAAACTCGTAGGAAGGGATCGAAACCCAACGTCACACCATATTTTGCCGAATTAGCTCAGCAGGTAGAGCAGCACACTTGTAATGTGAAGGTCAGGGATTCGATTTCTCTATTCGGCACCACACATAGCGGAATTGGTGTAAGTGGCAACATAGCATCCTTCCAAGTTGCAGTAGCCGGTTCGATTTCCGGCATTCCGCTCCAGAATCCTGCTACCTGCGGATTGTTAGCCTTACGGTTGACGAGGCTCTGCGAAAGAGCTAAGAGAAGGGCGGAATTCCCTTCCATAACGACCGCTGGCCCACAAATTCAGTGGAGCGGTGGGCATCTGGCCCGGCATTTACAACACCACGGCTGATGAAGCTAGTGCAGAAACCTTACGGTTCCGTGGATCACTCCCAGCCGGGGAATAAATGAGTGTCCCTTCATTGATGACAGCCGGAAAGACGGCACGAACACAAGGAGAAGATATGAGTGATGATACTAAGACATTCTATGCGGACGCCGGAAAGGGATCACGCCCACGTGGAACTGGTTGGGATAAGTATTATAGCAATTTCGATGCAATCTTCGGCAAGAAAGATGAGTCGGTGAAAGAAGAAGCTGGTTGCAACACTGAAGTCGAGGTCGTCAACGATGTTTCCAAAGCCGACGAGGGCTGACATCGGTTGGGAAACCAACTAATTCTCGTAACAAATTTGCCTAGAGGGACTTTGCTCCGATTGGGCATAACCGCGAGAGCGGGCAAGAGGCTGAGGGCGTCAGCATGGACGCTAGAGAAGTGGGGCAAGGTAGCGTGGCGCCCACTCACCGAATTCTAAAGGAGGCTGCACGGCAGGGATGCTGTGTGGCTTTTTGTTGTTTCAGTTTTGTGGCGAACAGGGTAGCTCCCATTTCTTAGGCTGTACTCCTAAGATAGCCACATTTATTAACCTAGTACAGAGGAAAGAAATGGGAAATAACGCACCATCCATTCATGTGGGAGATGTTCTACCTACAGAAAATTACGGGAACGTAGAAGTTTTAGAGTATATCAACAGCACTGATATAACAGTAAAATTCTTGAACACTGGCTTTATTAAGAAAACTAACTCAGCACAGATCAAGAACGGAAAGTTAAAGGATAACTCTGTTCGATTGTATGGTGTTCAAATTGGCGATATATTTGATTCTAACCATTGTGGGCCTTGTGTTGTGGTGGACTACTTACACGCCAAGAAGATTAAAGTAAAATTCCTAGAATCTGGAAAACTCAAATGGACAAACTCCTCCCAACTTAAAGTTGGCACAGCATCGGACCAAGAAGAATGTGAAAGGGTAGCTGTTGGGGACATCTTTAAGAACCATGAAGGCCACACCGTAACAGTAAAATCCGTGATTGCAGGATCACGTTTTGAGATTGAATTTGAAGACGGTACAGTTAAGAATGTTAATCTTACGGCCCTTAAAACTGGTAAATTTCTTAAAGGCACTTGGAACTATAGTCAAGAAGAGATTATTGAGGCTATGAAAAAAGTTCACGGCGAGCGCTACGACTATGCTCTTGTAGAGTTTAAAGGTGTTAAAACTAAAGTGAAAGTGCGTTGCCATAAGCATGGGGTGTTTGAAATTTCTCCTGATAACCACATGCATTCTTCCAATGGACGCCCTCCATCAGGTTGCAAAAAATGCGCAGTCGAAGAAAGGTCAAAATCCAGAACATTGGCGGCTTCACTTTTTGTGGAAGAAGCTAAACAGGTAAATGGAGAGAAATACACTTATCACTTGTGTGATTATACAACAAGGGAACGTAAGATTAACATTACCTGCAATGCGTGCAATAAGACTTTTAAACAGTCTCCAGAAAAGCATCTCGGAGGTAGGGGCTGTCCATCTTGTGCTAAAACAGGGTTTGACCAGACTAAAACCGGAGTTGTATATGTACTCTCATGTGAGGATATTGTGAAAGTCGGTATTACCAATAAGACTGCAAAAGCCAGAGCTAAAGATATTAGCACGTCTTACGGTGATACTTTCAGTGTCGTACGAGAGTTTAAAATGGGCGGTGAGATGTGCGCAAGGCTTGAACGCGCTGTGCTAACTTACCTTAGAAAGAATTATGAAAGGCCACCGACTAAGTTTGACGGTTACTCCGAGTGTTTTCTTGGTTTGAGGCCAGAAGACTTAGTGGAGATGTTAGAGTGCCTAGTGTAAAAAAAGATAAAAAGCCCACGTTCCAGCCTTGTAGTGAAAAGCAAAGGCTGGTTTTAAAGGAAGAAGAGGTAGACCTTTTCCTCACAGGGGGCGGGGCGGGGTCTGGAAAGAGTTTTCTTTCGTTGGTGAAAGCGGCCAAGTTTGTTCAAGACAAACATGCCAAAGTGATGATCCTTCGTCTCACTTATCCAATGTTGAAAGACCTTATTAGCTCGTCAAAGCAAATCTACCCGCATTTTGGAGGTGTGTGGAAAGCGCAAGCAAGGACTTGGGTTTTTCCCAATGGCGCAGAAATTGACTTTAAAGCGATGCCCAAAGATTTGTATGAGGTTCAAGGTTGGGAACGCACTCATTTTATTATTGACGAAGCTGCGGAATGGCAGCAAGATCAAGTTTTGGCAGTATTATCTCGTCTTCGTAGCGCAACATACACTGGTAAGAAAAGCCTTATGATGAGTTGTAACCCGTCAAAGGCGTCATGGCTCCGTGCAGTGGTGGATTACTCCCTCGACTCTGAAGGTGTACCTCTTCCGGGGACTGAGCACAGAGTTCGGTATTTTGTCGTGCAGAATTCGCATTTTAAGTGGGCCGATTCCGAAGAAGAGTTGTATGAGAATTATGGACAAGGGCTGGAAAGGGGAAAAGAGTTCGTAGCTTTGAAGTTTAAATTTTGCCCGATGACTTGTTACGACAACCCTGCGCTTCTAAAGACCGACCCTGGATATGTTGGTCGTCTTCTTTCACAACCTCGCGTAAACCAGTTGCGTCTACTTTATGGCTCTTGGGATGCTGAGGTTCTAGGAAGCTCCATGGTCACAGAAGACCTTTTTGAAATTGTAGACCATCCTCCAATCAATCCTGTGGGTAAATTTAGGGCATGGGACTTAGCAAGCTCTGTGCCAAACGAGGCGAACAGTTTTAAATGTGACTGGACTGCTGGTGTTCTTATGTCTAAGGATGCTTTTGGCAACTTCTACATAGAAGATGTTGTGAGGTTTCAAAAACAGATCGACGGTGTGCTAAAAGGGATTAAGGAAACAGCACTTCACGATGGGTTAGATGTGACACAAATCATTCCTTGCGATCCTGGGCAAGCAGGTAAAGTTGCCAATAAATTTTATGTTACGTTTTTAGCATCTCACGGAATCAATGTTCGCACAGAAGGTGTAAACCCTCACAGCAATAAAGTAACAAGGTTCAACCCTTTTGCTAGTGTTGCTAATAACAAGTGCGTTAAGATTGTAAAAGGCGACTGGAATAGGGCTTGGTTTGACGAGGTTTGTTTTTTCTCGGGGGAGCGTAAAAATGTTGACGACCAAGTAGACGCAACCAGTTCCGCCTTCAACAATCTTGCTAGGCAGACGGTGATGCCGGTATTCTCCATGGCAGTTTTCACTCAACCCTCCCCTATCCCCTCCCTATAATACCACAAAATCCGAATAGTAGCACAATATTTGACAAGATTGTTGTCACATGTTACTATTCGTTTTAGTAAATAAAAAGGAGCACAAATGGCAGCTAAAAAGCCAAAAGACAATTCGGCTGCTGCTCTTGCGGCTGACGACGGCATGCCCGTTCCAAGAATTTCCCTCGGAGAGAGTGGCTTCGTGGGCCTGCGCACAGTGTGGGGGAAAGTAATCGACGATCCCCAACGTGCGTTCCAATGGCCTAATTTCTATCGCACCGTCCGGGAGATGATGAACGATGCAGTGATTGCATCCGCATTCAACACATATCGTATGTTGCTCTCCCGCGTGAAATGGGATGTGCAACCTCCAGACGGCGCAACAGAACAAGATAAAGAGCGAGCCGCTTTTGTAAAGTCGTGCATGAGCGACATGGACCATAGCTGGGCAGCATTTCTTTCTGATGTCATTACTTATATGCCGTACGGCTTCGCTGTAGAAGAAAAAGTATATCGTCGTCGCCTCTATAAGAACGGCAGCAAGTTTAATGATGGCCTCGTAGGCTTACGCAAGCTTTCCCCTCGCGGACAGGACACTATCGTTCGCTGGACTTTCTCGGAAGATGGTCGCGATCTGCTCGGATGTGAGCAATCTATCGTCAATTTAGAGAACGGCGCTATGTTTATGGATCAAGCCAATGAACACGGCCTTATCCCCATCAAGCGCGAGAAATTCCTTCTGTTCACAGCAGACGCCACCAAGGGCGACCCAACAGGAAATTCTATTCTGAAGGGCGCATATAAGGCGTGGAAGCAGCTTGACATGCTTCGCGACCAAGAACTGCTCGGAATCGCTAAAGAATCCAACGGACTCCCTCTCTTGCGCCTTCCGCCAGAATATATGGCAGCGGACGCGCCAGATGATATGAAGGCTGTTTATACAGCCTGCCAAAAGCTTCTTGACACGATTCAGGCAGGTACGAACAAAGGTATTATCTTCCCCCGGCGTATTGACGAGGTGAGTAAGCAAGACCTTTTCGACATCAGCCTTCTGGAAAAGAAGGGCGTCAATGGCGCGAATATCGATAATGTTATCAAGCGTTATCACGATGAGATTTACGCTGCCTTGGGTGTTGACATTCTCAAAGATGTTACTGAACTTGGTTCGTTCTCTCTTGCAGATTCTAACACAAATCTCGTATCGCTCGCAATGAGTCACCGCCTGAATGAAATTGCTGACGTTCTCAACAACGATCTTATCCCGCAGCTTTTTAGCTTGAATGGCTGGAGCCTTGAGCGCCTGCCCAAGTTTGTTCCGGGTGACATCTCTGAAATGTCTGCTGATGAGCTTGGTAAGATTATTCAACGATCTGGTTCGATTGGTCTGATCGTGAAAGATATTAAGACAATCAACCGTCTTCGTAAGGCTATTGGTGTTGAAGAGTTTCCTGAAGATACGAAGGTTGATGACCTTGAGTTCACAATGGAATCTAGCAACGCTGGCGAAGGAATGCAAACGCCCTACGATGGAACAGCCAAGAAGCCGACCAAAAAGGATAGCAGCACTGGAAACAATGAAAACGCCGCATAAGGAGCAGTATGAATAAACACAAACTTTTGCGGCTTACCGCTTCTCTGCGAAACCGCCCGCATCTCATCTCTAAAGCAGCTTTCCAAGAAATCGAAGCTTATCTGTCTGCCCGTAACGCTGGCATGATGGACTTTCAAGAGCCTGACGACTCCGAAGATAATAACGAAAACGAAGTCGTAAACGGTATTGGCTGCATCACTATTCGCGGCCCTCTTACATATCGTTCTACAGGCTGGGAAGCGCTTTGCGGAGGTTTCTCCTACGAAATGCTTCTAGACCAAGCCGAAGACCTTATCGAATCCGGTGCTAAGACTATTGTACTAGATATCGACTCCGGTGGGGGTGAAGCGTACGGTTGTTTTGAAGCCGTAGACGAGGTTCGTACAATGTGCAACGCCGCTGGCGTGACGCTACTTGGCTACGTAGACGGTTCTGCATGCTCCGCTGCTTATGCTATTGCCTGTGCTTGCGATGAAGTGGTTGTCAACCCTTACTCCGACGTAGGCTCGATTGGTGTCCTCATTTGCCTCTACAACGATAGCAAGATGCTTGAGAAAGAGGGAATCCAACGTACATTTGTCACAGACGGAAGCGACAAAGTTCCTTTCGCAGACGATGGCTCATGGCGCGACGGCTTCCTCGAAGACATGCAGAAGCGTGTTGCTGAACTTGGCGATGCTTTCCGTGCTCACGTTTCCAAGTACACAGGATTGTCCACAAAAGACCTCAAGGACACACAAGCACGAGTGTACTCTGCTCAAGACGCCTTGTCAATTGGTTTGGTCAACAAAATTATGACTCGTTCCGAGTTTGTAGATTACGTGCTCAGTAAAGGATAACCATGCTGGATTCTCTTAAAAAGAAGTTGGGCTTCAAGCCTGTAACCCCGGAGGCTTCGCAAGAAGTCAAACCTACAGGCGATTTGCCTGAACAAGAAAAGGAAGAAACGATGAGTGTAGAAGACAAGGCTCAAACTATCGAGCTTGCTGCGCACGAAGCCGTCCTGGCTCAACTGGCTACGCTGACCACCGAGATGGCTTCGGTTAAGGCTGCTGCTGATGCTATGAAAGCTGAGTACGAAGAGAAGCTGTCGGCATATGCTGCTGCTGAAGAACAAGCGAAAGCTGACGCTCTGGCTGCTAAAGCAAAAGCCCGCCAAGAAAAAGCTGTCACCAAGATGGGCACCGAAAAGGTTGCTGATTTCCTGGCTGCTACAGAAGATATGAGCGATGAGAAGTTTGACTCCTTCCTCGCAATTTTCGCTACCAATGCTGCTGCCGAAGCTGATAGTGAGTTGTTTAAAGAAGTCGGCGTTGAAACCAAGGCAGACGCCCAAGTCGATGAGCCGAAGGTTGAACATTTTAACAAATTTCTCCCCACGAAAACCGCTAAGAAGGAATCGAAATAATGACCAAACTCGCTACTCGTAGCAATAAACTCTCGGGCGTTCTCGCTTTTGAAGAAATGCCGGATAAAGGCGTCTGCCGCCGTGCTGTCACTGTCACCGTGGCTGCTGGGATGGATGTCGGCGCTGTCCTGCAATTTGACGGCACGAGCAAGTACAAATGGGTTGCTAACGCTGATGTTGCAACGCTGAACGCTGATGTCGCTGTCCTGATCGAAACTGGCCTGGATGTCCCGTCGCTGACCCCTGGCGATTACACGATGACTGTCCTGCGCGTCGGTCATGCTGGCGTTGTGGATACAGGTCTGCTGTTCAAAGATGTTGTCTCCTCGAATAACAAAACTATTGTGTACACGGCTCTCCGTGCTAAAAACATCCACGTCCGCACGGGCGTCTAAGCCAAAACGGCGTCTAATACTAAAGGAATTATAACATGGGCATGACTATTCGCGACTATTACAATAGTTTTAAGAACGCCGATTTCGTTGATTCGATTTCGCAAGTTCCGCTGCAAGCTGGCTACATCAACAGCCAAAACCTGTTCTCGGTCAAATCGACGGCTCAAACAGCTATCGTCTTCGACAAAGACTACGCAAACGTAACATTGCTGCCGCAAGTCAATCGCGGTGCCAAAGCATCGACGGAAAACCACGAGCGCAAAGCTGACACGTTCGCTCTGAAGCTGGCTTACTTCAAACACGAAGACCGCATCACCAACGAAGACATCCAAGGCTGGCGCGTGCCGGGTTCGACCGATTCGGAAACGTATGGTCGTGCCACTGCTGAAAAGATGGTTGATATGCGCCGCGCTTGGGACCAAACCCAAGAGTACATGAAGCTGCAAGCACTGAAGGGTGTGTTCAAAACCCCGGACGGCACCACGATGGCTGACATGTACAGCGAATTTGGTATCAGCCAAGATACGTCGGACTTCCTGCTGGGAACCTCGTCCACGAACGTTGATTCGGTTATCCGCCAACTGAAAAAGAAAGTTGCTACCAACGTGCAAAACGGCGGTGCAATCGGCGGTGTTAAGGTTCTTGTTGACGCTACGTTCTTTGACAAGCTTATCAGCCACGCTTCGATGAAAGCTGCTTATCAGTTCTTCATGGCTAATGGTGCAGGTAACCAAGCCCTGCGCGATGACCTGACGACGTACGAGCAGTGGGGCATCATGGACCACTTCACGCACCGTGGCATCACGTTCGTGTCGTACGACTTCACGTTCAACCTGCCCACAGGCGGAACCGAACTGGCATTCGCTGATAGCACTGGTATCGCATACGCTGATGGCGTCCGCGACCTGTTCCGTGGTTATGCCGGTCCGTCGAATAAACTGTCGGAAGCAAATCAACCGGGTCAAGAAATCTTCGTGCGTCAATATATCGACCCGAAAGATGAATTCGTTGAATTCGAAATGGAAGCGGCTCCCCTGTATTTCACGACCCGCCCTGCATCGATCATCAAAGTTGTGTCGAGCAACTAAGATTTTTAGCCCTCTTCGGAGGGCTTTAGTATCTTGACTGTAACGGCCTTCTTACGAGGGCTGTTATTACTGTACAACTACGCTTGTAGGATACAGTAATAACAAGGAGTATTCATGACCACAAAATTTTGTCCAAAATGCGAAGAAATTAAACCTTTAGACGCTTTCAACGGTAAAAAGACTAAAGCTTACGCTTGCCGGAATTGTGCAAACGCTATTAATCGGGATAGGTATAGAGACGGTAGGGACAACCCCGATTCCAAGTATCGACACGTGTACGAACTACACCTGAGCAGTGCTAAACAGTGGTTAGAAGATAATCGCGAACAAGATAGAGAAAAATCCAGAAAATGGAGAAAAGAAAATCGTGCTAAGCGTAACGAGCAAGCCGCTAGACGGAGAGCTAACAAAATAAATGCCACTCCTAAATGGGCTGACGAAGAGTTTGACAAATTTCTTGTCAGCGAGATGTATGATTTGGCTAAGCTGCGTACAAAACTTACGGGTATTGAATGGCATGTAGATCACAAAGTTCCTCTACTTTCCAAATCGGTCTGTGGGCTTCACTGTGCGGACAACTTAGAAGTGACAACTGCCGAGTACAATATGCAAAAACACAATTGTTTTTGGCCTGATATGTGGGAGAACACTGCTAATGATAATCGACCCTAGTACAACAATTGGTCAACTGAGGTTAGCATTGGGTGACTGGCGAGATTTGCCAATTCTCAATGATGAAACCTACCAAAGTGCACTGGATAAATATAATAACAATTTTAAAGCCGCCCGAACGTTATGTGGACAATACATTCTTGCAACTTTGAGTTTTGATTCTGACGCTAAGATGGGTGTCATAACAGCGTACGGGAGCCAAGTCTACAGTCAGTATAAAGACTTTCTTCTGCTAGTACTCCGTGACCCTGCATTCAACGGCGTTTGCCCACTTCCATACGTTGCTGGTGCAGATGAATTGCATCCCATTCTTCAGTTCAAAGAAGACTTCACGAATGCGCAGAATCGCCCTACATCGGACGAACGCCTACATCAAATTGCTATTGGTCCATTTGATCCGTACAGCGGCGATGTAGCTAATCTTGCACCCCCTGAAATTCCGAGTCCGTAATGAACATTCTAGACCGAACAGTCGCTACTATGATGTCCCGATACGGAATGCAAGGCTACATTTCGGTAGCGATTGCAGAAGAGTACGACACGTCCACCTCAGAGAACATCGTCACATTCCAAGACTACGCCGTCAACATTCTTGTGTTCGACTACGTGCGTAAACAAGAGGGTATGGGTACAGAAAAGAATACTCTTGTGCAAACTGGCGATAAACAGGTGTACGTGCAACCTCCACAAAAAACTGATGTAGGACTTCCGCTCCCCCATCTTTCCCCAAATCGAGACTTTCTTAAAGTTGGCGATAAGATTTATAAAATTATCACTGTAAAGCAGTACAACCCATCGCTGTCCACTGACGGCTGCATTATGTACGAACTTTACATTCGTGAATAATAACACAACAGATAAATAACCTAAAGGAATTATAGCATGGCTGGCATGTCAGACTACCTCGAAAATAAAATTGTGGACTTTCTCTTCCGTGGGCAGACTTTCACGCCGCCTACAACGCTTTACATCGCCCTATTTACCACGGCAGACAATGATGCAGGTTCTACCCGTGTCGAAGTGAGTGGTGGATCGTACGCGCGTGTTGCTATTACTTCGTCGCTGGCTAACTGGGCTGGTACACAAGGTGCTACTAGCACTACCGCCTCTTCGGGCGCATCTGGCACCACGTCTAATAACAATGCTATCACGTTTCCTGCCCCCACTGCAAACTGGGGCACAGCCCAAGGTATCGGCATCATGGACGCCCTGACAGGTGGTAACGAGCTTTGGTACGGCACGCTTGCCACTCCTAAAACTGTAAACAGTGGCGATCCTGCTCCAACATTTTCAGCTGCGGCTCTGACGGTTCAAGTTGATAACTAAGGGGGTTACATGAAATTTGCAAGTAGACTTAAGGTCACAGCAAGTAGCCTCGGTTCGACCACACTTAATCCCGGCACGCTTGTCAATATGGGCTCGGCCTTCGCGAATTGTCGCACTCTGGCGCAAGCTATTTCCGATGGTTCTAGCGATACTACCGCCATTAAAGTTGGTGATAGTAATGTGCCATTTGCATTCGATGACGGATCGAGTTGGATGGACGCGTATTGCACCATCATGAGCAATACGCAGATTCGTATTGACCAAGTTATTTCGAGTTCTAGCGGTACAATTGCTGCAACTTTTGCAGGCGCTATGCCGACGGTGTACAACAGTGTTCCGGGCGATTTCTTGCGCCGCGTTGCAATCGACACGTACCCCGCAGCATTCTCTACAACTGTCCCTTTGACACAAATCGGCACTGTGCATATGCCACGTCAAACTGTGAGTGGAAACCTAACGTTCACTGCAATGGCAGGTGCTGTACGTGGGGCCATGGCAGAATATATCCTGATCCTCGATGGCACTAGTACGCTTACTATGTCCGGTTTCACTGAGCATGGTAGTTCAGCAGGACTGTTGAATTCGTCTGGTATGCCTAACACAGTGTTCTTCTGGTATGATGGCTATACATATTGGTGGAGTGCAAGCCAAGCAGCCAATCCTGTTGCACAAGACATTGTTGCTCCGACTGTTCCGACAGGTAATGTTGTTGTAGCTAATGCAACCCCTGCAACTGTGACGCTTACTGCGTCTGAGGCACTTGATACCAATTATACACCAGCGGCTAGTGCGTTCACTGTCACTGGGCACACTGTACTGTCTGTGAATATTTCTGGCTCTACTATCAACCTGACTGTCTCCCCATCGTTTGTTAACGGTGAAACTTCGACAGTTATGTACACCCAACCTGCAACGAACGGGGTGCGTGACCTTGTCGGCAACTTGATGGTGACATTCCCGTCCGCACTCGCAATTACGGACAATGTTTCTGCGACTGCTACATCTCTTAGTTTGACAGGCCCAACAACAGGTACAGTCGGTACAGCGTCATCTAACTTCACAGTTGCTCTCGCACCTGTTGGCTCTAGCTTCGCCGGTACAGATACGATCACACCTTCAGATGGAGGCGGCGGTGGCACATTTAACCCAACAACTGTCCCACTGACTCAAGCAAGCCCTTCTGCCACGTTCACTTACACAGCGGCATCTAGCGGCGCTAAGACAATCAGCATTTCTGACACGTCCGGCTTGGTAAAACCCTCTAACATCACGTTTACCGCCTCTGCATCGGCCACTGTACCGGATGCTCCTATTATGAGCACGGCAACTGCTGGGGATACAACTGCAAGCTTCCCGTTCGCCGCCCCTGCAAACAACGGAGGTGCTACCATCACAAATTATGTGTTGACATTGTATAAATCTAGTGACAATTCAGTTGTTGGAACTTATAACAGCGCAACCAGCCCAATCAACGTGACAGGCCTTACCGATGGTACAGGTTACTACGCGAAGGTCGCTGCATCTAACAGTGTGGGTACAGGCCCACAATCCGCAGCGTCTAACACTGTTACACCAGCAGCAGCTGGGTATTACCCAATCTTGCTGCAAACAACCAACATCACGCAGTCTGGCTCTGGTCCATACACTTACACTGGTAATGGAAGTGCGCTGAGCACTGCAACGAACGGTGGGATTGTTTCCAAGTCGCTGGCAGCAGGTGCAGACGGTTATCTTGAGTTCAAGCCTACAGCGTCCGGTGACATCGTGATCGGCATTAGAGCACAAAACACTCAGAGTGGGTACAACGGCGATGTATATGCACTGTTCATTACAGCTGGCGGCGCGTACTACAAACTGAAAGCCGGTGTGAATAATACACTTAGCGCGAACTTCACGACAGGGGATATCTGTCGTGTTACTCGTGTAGGAACAGTGCACAAGCTTCAAAAAGCGCCTGCCGCAAATCCAACCAGCTTTACCGATCTTGATTCGTACGACTACGGCAGCTCGCCGCAGATGTGGTTCCAAGTTCATGTGTATGAGAACGCAGCAGCACAATTGACAGCAGCTAGCGGGGTGTCGTAATGCATCCGGCTTTGATGTCTGTCGCACGCGTACCCTTCAATACCAATACAAACATTGTTCTGGATGGTAATTCAATGATGGCATTTGTCGGGGGTGCCTACAACCTGACGTGGTTGCTTGCGGTCACGTCACCAGTTGCCACCACTACCCCTGCCATTGGATTCTCAGGTAACGGTGGCGCGACACCTGTGGCTGGTAGTGGAAGCCCAGCGCGGAAGTGGACTAGTGATAAAGGAATTCTGCTGACCAACCTAGGCATCAGCGGACAAACTTGGCGCAAGATGGATGGGCTGGACGGGTACAGTTCTGCTGACGTTGATGGTGCTTTTGTTGCCGGGAGTTACAATATCCTGTGGCCGTGGGAGGGTACGAATTCTATCGCAGCGGGTGGCCGAACGGGCATGCAGGCGGTTAGTGACGCTACAACGTACAATGCGAACCGCCGCGCCGCGCACCCGTGGAACAAGATTGTTGGCGGCACTGTGCCGCCTCGCATGGACTCCATATCTGATCAAACTTTGGTGACAAGCATAAACCAACAGATCGATATCTACAACGCCTACTTACTGGCCAACTACAAGTCTATGGGGTTCGATGCTGTGTTTGATGTGCGTCAGGCTGGTAGCCCTTTTAATCTTCCTGACTACCAAATCGCAACGTTTAACGCTAACGCTGCCCTATCAACTTCCCCATATTGGGCATCGGACGCCAACGGTCTACACATCCACCTGTCCAATATTGGCAACGATTATGTCATTCGTCAATGTGTGGCACCAACGTTAAGACGGCTTTTGCGAAAATAGGAGGTTGTAAATGTTAGCATTTAATGCTGTGAGCTTGGATGCGGTAAGTATGAGTGGAGTCACTAATGTTGCATCTGCTCCATTGTCCTGCTCCATCGCCGCCTCGTCTACCGCAACAGCTTCGCTTAGTACGTCGATTAGGTTGGTTGCCGCACTTGCAGCCACATCAACAGTAACAAGCAATCTTTCAACTGGCGTTAGTCTACAAGCTTCGTTGCACGCTGTATCAACTGTATCTGCAAGTGGGTTTGTGAACTCCATCTTGCTAGCGTCTTCGATTTCTTCGGTAAGTACTGTTGCAGGTACACTCACATCTACGCAGGTTGCTCCCAACTTCACGCCTAGCGCGGCGAGAACAATCTTTGTACAATCCACGGCACCTGTTTTCACAGGCAGCAAGTGGTGGAACCTTACTGACTCTAAAAAGCCAAGGGGTTTGAAAGACCCTGATGCAACAATTGACATTACATTCGATTGGTCAGATTGGCTCACGGACATCGGCGCGGCAATTATCTCGGATGTTACGTTTACAGCGGTTGGTGTAGATAATGCCGACGTATTCCACGGCAACACAACTGCGACAATATTTGTATCGGGAGGAACAATTGGAGTGCCCTCTACGGTCGCTTGCAAAATCGTGACAAACACAACACCTGCTCGCACAGATGAACGTACTGTGTACATTGATATTGCTAACGAATGATCTGCGTATCAGACAATAGACAAAACGAGGGTAACAATGCTCACATACAGCACTAATCTTAAGGCAATTCTTGACAGCGCAACTACTAAGCTAGATTGGGCTAATAAGTTGCAAAATGCGCTAGGGTCGGTTCGCACATTACGTTGCTTTAGAGGTGCAAATAGCGCTGCGACCAACCCGGCTACAACCGGCACCGAATTTCTGAACATGAAGTCGTCCGGGCCTCTTACTATTTCCTCTGGCAATATTACAGGACTTGGTAAGCTTTCTAATACGACTATTCATACTGCTATTGATCTTTCGACAGGCGCATCTGTTTTGCGCTTGGAGGGAAATGGGTATTGGGTGCAAGGTACACTTGGTATCACGGGCTCCGGTTGTGATTTTGTTTTGTCCGGGAACCCCACAGGATTGCCGAGCACAGGCTATGCGTTCGCATCTGGAACGGGTACTAAAGCGCCTCGTCTTCTGGCATCTGGTACGGGGCCGAAAGCACCCCCGATTCGTTCCGCCACGCCTACTATTATTGAACTTGTTGACTGGACTAATCCGACCGCCCCTGTCGTTGTGGGTATTGCAACATTCAAAGAAGTTAACCGGCAGGATGACTGGGTGTTTCAAGACGCCGAAATGGCTGCTGAGATTGGTGACGTGGCTGTCTATCAGGTTGACGACACAATTAAATGGACCAGCCCGATTGCACCTCGCCGCTTTGAATTAGGTGGTTTGTTGCTGATTGCGTCGAACTATAACACGCAGGATGGTGTGACGCAGTTAGAGCAAATGCTATTGTCGTTTAAGCCGTATGGCCGCTGGGCAACGTACCCTGGCATGGATACGTTTGTTAAGGCCAAATACCCAATCCTTGACAGTACTACCTCGCCGCCCACGTATGGGCCTTGCTCTAATCCAGATACTGCGGATCGCACGATCCCACCTCCGTTCAAAATTAATTTGTACACACAGGCTGGTTATAACAATGGTGCAGCGAACAGAACGCCGCTTTCCACTCATGAGTGGAAAGCTTTTAACGACAAGCCAACATTGCCAATCAATTCGCCACAACTTTCTGAGGTGCAGACAACGGATGAACCGTCTATCCCGCGTTTCAATTGTGGAATGATGCTACCTTGGCAGAATATTCGCACACGTCTTTCCTCGAAAGCGGGCAAGTACTTCCCAGGTGTTGAAACATACACTTACGACCACCCGACGTTTGGTACACACGGCGGACCTAGCTCTAACGCCTATCACCCCTTAGCGGCGTACAGGTACGTTCAGGCGGATAGTATGGCGCATTGGTACGTGCTTCCGCCTTATCCATTGAAGAACGACCAAGCAAAAGACAATGCTTATCTAACTGCTTATGAGTCTCGTCCACGTGATCCAACAATGTTCACAAACCGTGACCACTATCCTTGGTATCGCGCAATGGGCTACAAGTATCAAGCCGGAAGTCTTTCCGGGCATGACTGGGTTACTGGAGTGGGGGGACAACGGTTTGACCGCTCACCATCCCCTTCCGTACTGGCTATCTACGCGTCTAATCAGAATTGGAAACGCCCTGAAGGTAATGTCCCTATTCGAGACCTTATCGAAGAGTGGGGGTTGGCGTATTTCAACCATTCAAATCACTGGGTTAAGGACGCAAAAACTTTCGAGACTTTACCAAAAGCAGAAATATTGGCTGGTAAATGGGAGTTTATCGGAGCCTATTATGGCAGCGAAGTGGCGTATGCTGCCTTAGGCCAGCCTCGTGGACCTCAAGTGTGTGTTGATATTTGCGGTATTCTCGCGGGAAGGTCTCGTAGACCTACCAACAATGATCCTGAAGGTTATATGTACTACTCGGGATGGCAACGAGATTCTTTGCACAGCTACTGCAATGCGGGCTGGTGGGCTTTTATGTTGAACAGCCCTATGCACGCTATTGCGGCAAAGCACGATTTCGACACACAGTGGATGAGTGCTTTAGGTAGTGCGCCCCCCACCGCTGACCCAAAAAGCTATTATGGTCAACGCATTCACGCGTGGCGAATGCTGGCACACGTGATGGCTTGGAAAGTGGCTACAGAGCACCCATTAGGGTATTCTAAAGAAGATATTGAAGCACATCTTCAGATTGAGCTTGAACTTCTTTATGACAAGATTTACAAGCCAGCTTTCATAGACAATGAGCAGACTATCTTTTCGGCAGCCATCCGCAATCTGGGCACTGCCGTTAGTATTAATCCTAGCGGCGACACCTACCAAACAGCCGGAGGGTCGTTGGGGCTTTATATGGTGCACACGCTCACGCTGATGCGTCAAGTTGGAATGTGGGCCGTAATGCGTAATCGTAGTGATAAATGCAAGATTGCGCTAGATATGATGATTCGTAATCTCGACCGCTTTGTCATCGATTACGTAATGGACACAGATTGCAGAGATGCATACTATGCTTTGGCTATTGTCGGAAAGGCATCTGCTACTCAATATACAATTGCTGACGTTCCTGCGGACTGGAGTGCACAAAAAGCTATGCTGGATCAGTACCTACCGATCTTGCCGTCATCCACAGACAGAAACACTGCCGCAACTTATCTATCCCCTCAAAGATTTAAAGGATTTTTAACTGCATATGATGACAGGGCGGAGGAACAGACAGGTTGCCCACACTTGTACATGCAGTATTTGAAGGCCCGTAGAGATTACTGGCCTGATTATCCTAATGCCCGCTTGAGTGCAGCTATTGCAAAGCTACAAGCCGAGTATGACAACTACCTAGTAAAGCGCGCCGCAAATCAAGCGTATCCAATGTCGTACCTTTTCCCTGCGCATGGTCCGTTCTTGCCACCAACAGAAGTCGGCCCGAAAGATTGAGATGTGGTATGAAAGATAAAATTTTTCTTGCAGATGTGTATTCTGCGTTCACCTATGAGGATGCATAATGGCAACTATTACTACACTCAAGATTGGTAGCGCAGCTTCGGGTAGGGATTTTGCTACAGTTGCAGCAGCTTGGGCTTCGACACCTAATGACTGGGTTGCTGCTGATGTGGCTTATGTGTTTGAAATGTACAATGACTCGGAGTTTGTTCCAACAGCAGTTTGGAACTTCTCAGGGAAAACAATGGACGCGACTCACAATCTTGTGGTGCGTCCAGCAGCAGGGCAAGGTTTCAGGGATAATGTAAATCTTCTGACGAATGCCCTGCGGTATAATCAAGCTAACGGTGTAGCAGTAAACTTTAACATTAATTATGCAACTCATATTAATGTAGGCGACTATGTAACACTGGATGGTTTGCAAATTAAATCTTCTGGTGTTGGTGGTGTTACTGCAATTGGTGCTACAGGTACAGTTGGAAACGGACTGACAACAAGTTGTTTGGTTGAGTTTGCAGGTAACAATGCTGTCGCACGAGCAATCCAAGTCAAGTCGGGGTCTGTTCGAAATACATATGTTATCCTAACAGGAGCTGCGTCAGAGGGTCTGCACTTTAACGCGTACGGTGTTTCCCCCTCTGCTGAGAATATCACTGTCGTACGACTGTCAAATCTAGCTGCTGCGACATTGCCAGCTTTCGGTAGTGATATTGCAGCAGCTAAGCTGACAAATAGCGCAGGGTTTGGATGTAGCGCTTTCTCTACTCGTTCAGATTTCGTAGGTTCCAACAATGCCAGCGATGGCAGCATTCTATTTGGCACAAACAACAAGCCAAATCTTGTCTATGCCAACCAATTTGTTGACACTGTAAATGACTTCAGGGTCAAGACAGGCTCAGGTTTAATTGATGCGGGTGTGGCTCCTAGCATTGACAACACACAAACAATTACAGGCGTTCGTCAACAAGGTGTGTCTTGCGATATCGGTGCGTGGGAAACGCCATCTAGTATTAAAGCGCCTACGGCAACAGTTACAAACATTACGACCACTAATCAGAATGTTGTAATCACAGGCACTACGACAGGAAGCCCGACAAGCGGCACAGCAGCGCTTGCTGTTACGTCGACACCATACAACTCCGGTGTTGCACAAGGTCCGGTAAATATTGTTTTTGGCACCGGCACATTCACAGCAACGTTTAATGCTGTGAAAGCAGGACGCTACACATTAAGCTTTTCCGTTGCTAACACCTACTACACTATTGCTGGGTCAAATCCGCTTGGTGCTATTGATGTTGTAGGCCCACAAGCCTTAAGCTTGGTGCAGGATGATGTGACAGCAGCACAAGTCCTTACGATTCACGGGACGGTGCAAAATGCCACGTCGGGGCAGTTGACCGTTCCTGCATCAGCGACCAATCCAGGCATCGCGAGCCCGTCTATTGCAGTTACCATTAACACAACTGTAACGCCAAACACCTTCACAGTGTCTGCTGCGCTTCCTCCTGGGAGCTATGACGCACCTGTTTTGTTGTTCACAGGTCCAGGTGGGACTAGCTTACCTCAGACGGGTACACAAGCTGTAGTGGTGGTTGGCCCAAGGGCACTGACACTTGTTCAAGACCCCATTGACGGTCAAACATGCACAATTCACGGCACATGCGAGAAAGCCACGTCTGGTCAGCTTGTAGTCCCTGCTGCGGCAAGCAATCCTAACGGTGCAGCTACTCAGACGGTTGCTGTCGCGATTGATACAACTGCGACACCAAATACGTTTACTGTTAGTGTTGTGGTTCCTGCCGGTAATTATGACGCACCGATCCTAACGTTTGCCAATTATCTTGGCTCAAGTCAGCCACAACCCGGCACATCGGCAATTTCGATTATGTCGATTAGTGGATATCCGCAAGCACCGATGCCGGACAATACAGTGGTTGCTGATACAACACGTCCTGTGATGGTTGGATCGCTGTCGGTAAGTGATGTCACGTCGAGCGCCTACACCGTGTCGTGGCAAGCCGCTACAGACAATGCCAGCGTGGCATACTACGAGATTGCAACGGATGGTGTGAATTATTCGCCAATTGGCAATGTTCTGACGTTCACTACATCTTCGGCAAATCCCTCTGCTACATATAATATTAAAGTTAGAGCAGTTGATACATCCTCCAACAAGTCGGACCCTCTTAATGCGGTAGTGACAACTTTAGCGGCAGCAGACACCCAGTCTCCTGTTATGACCGGGGCAATTGCTGTGAGTAATGTCCTCTCATCAGAGTTCGTTATTACATGGCAAGCTGCTATAGATGACGTCGCCGTTTCTGGTTATGAGTACAGTCTGAACAATGGCACGTGGGTTGATGTCGGAACAAATCTTACTACGTCTATTGTTGGTGTTGCAGCAAACACGTCTTACTTGGTTCAAGTGCGTGCCTACGACCCATCGGGTAACAGGGCTGCACCAATTAGCACAACAGTTAAAACTGCAAATTACGTTCAGTTTAACGGGTTTACTCCTAGCGATGCGCGGACGATTAAGGTTGGTGCGCTTCCTCCGTTGTTCTCTGGCGGTAAATGGTGGACACTCTCAGATGCTAAAAAGCCTCGTGGACTTAAAGACCCCGACGCGATTATTGATATTACGTTTGATTGGTCTGATTGGCTGACAGATATTGGCTCTCCTACAGTGTCGGCTGTTACGTTTACTCTGAACGGTTTGACTAGTGTTGGCACATTCTCTGACGGCAGCAAAACCACAGTGTTTGTCGCTGGTGGAACTGCTGGTAGCAGCACGGCTGTCTCCTGCTTGATAACAACCTACACCACCCCGCCACGGACAAACCAGCGTACCGTGTACATTGATATTCAGGACGAATGATGAAATCTTGCTCAGTTGTAGTTATCAATGAAGCTCTGGAGAAGAACGATGTTACCTTTGCAGCTAGGCCCAGTGTTGAGCTAAAAGCTATTCCGTTCGGTTCGTCCAGGCGGCAGATTGTTCGGCAGCAGTCGGAGGTTGGACTAGAAGCCTTCACTATGTTTGAAGTGCCTACAAGCCACCCTGCCGATATTGCAGGGATGGCATTTTTCTTGACGATTTCGAACACGGCAGGCGTTGTGTCCGAGGTAAAAGGTAAGGTAAGTCAAGAGATGAAAGGCTTCGTGTCCTTCAAGGTTGCACCGTTTGATGTAGGTTTCTACTCATATTCTGTGTCCGTGCGCGCAGATGGTTACTCTCAAGTGACTCTTGACGGATCGTATGTTGTCCAGGCGTAAAATTGACAAGATTGTTGTTCAATGCTATAATTCGTTTCTGTAAGGGAGACATATGGGAAGTTTTCTAGACTCTCTAAAATCTAACATCGAACGTGTACAAACTGAGGTGAACGACAAGATCACTGACGTTGCCTACAAGCTATTCTGCCGCGTTGTAAACAATTCCCCTCATGTTGGCGATGGACCATATGTGGCTGGGCATTTCGTTGCCAACTGGTTCCCTGCTGTGAACTCCTACGACACGTCTATTACAAGTGTTACGAGCAATGGCAGTGACAGCTTGGCTAGGATTGATAGTATCGTTAAAACGTCTAAGGCATTTTATGGCAAAGACGGTTTCGTGTCAATGTCTAATAATCTTAATTATGCGTTCCGCGTGGAGTATGCTGGATGGCCTGCTGGTAAAGACCCTATTAGTGGTTGGACTTGGACAGGTATGCGTAGATATTACGCGCCCGTTGCAGTATCGATGACAGCTATGAAAGCAGACTTACAATGAATATTAGACAAGAAGTAGAAGGCGCTATCGAGGCTTTCGCAAACTCTCAAAGTCCTGCGCTACCTATCGCATACGAAGGTAAGCCATTTACGAAGCCTACAGGTATTCCTTGGCTGGAGATTGTGTTTCTTAACAGTGTTGTTACGAGTGCTACTGTGGATGCTTCCCGTACAAGGACATACGGCACGATTCAAATCAATGTGTTTTGTCCAGATGGGCGCGGAATGAAGCAGCTTGACAGTCTTACGGCCACTGTGGCTGCACTTTTCCCTGTAACGGATCGCGCACGTTACGCGACATTTTATGTGGATCAGCCTCCGAACATTAGCCCTGCAATGATTGATACGCAATTTAGGATGGCTGCTGTAAGGGTCAAATACAGGCAAGAAGCCTAATAACAAGATATGGCTTACGCCGTATAACAAGCATCTTTTGCAAAAGATTATTTAATATAAAGGAAATAAAATGAGCGGTTCTCTTGCTATTACTAGCGCAACAACCTCTATCAGCATGTCGGCTACGCTGCCTGCTACGTACACTGCTACTGATTTTGCTTCGCTGACATGGATTCCCATTACAGAAGTCAGCAACCTTGGTGTTTTTGGCGGAAAAACAACTGTGGTCAAATTTACACCGGTTGACACTGCGGTTGTGGTGAAGCGTTCGGGGAGTGTCGATTATGGCACCATTTCGATGACGCTTGCTAAGCACACTGGTGCGGACTACACAGCGCTTCAAGCTGCGTTCAACGCCCGTAGCTCTGTCGCATTCAAGATCACTTATCCGGGTTCGATGGGCCATGATTACTTTTCGGGCATTGTAACTTCGCTGCAAGTTAACGTCGGCAGCGCTGATAAGATTCTTGAACAGACAATCGATATCGAGTTGGATAATAGCATTATTTTCTCCGCAACTTAATAGCGGTTAAAGGGGGTTTCGGCCCTCTGTTGTAAGAGCAATGCTGCGAAGCACCCTCTATAAAAGTTTGAAGAAAGCGTGTCGGTAAAGCACGTCTTTCTTAAGCCTTCTACGTTAAATAGAAAATTTAAGAAAGATGTGAATGACTAGAAAGAAAACAACAGAAGAGTTTATTGCACAATGTGTTGCACTTAACAGGGCCGGGTATACATATCAAAACGTTGCGTATGATGGGGCGAAGGTAAAAGTTCTAATCACTTGCACTAAACATGGTGATTGGCCTGCACTACCCAACGATTTTCTAAATGGTAGTGGTTGCCCTTCGTGCGGGTTTGAGGTAGTGGCAGACAAGCGGCGAAAGCCCGAATCGCAGGTTCGCGAGGAAATCCGAGCAGTGCACGGCAGTAGGTACACTTACAAAGATGTACTAGGATACCGTAATAAAGATGACAAGATTGATATCCATTGTAATGAACACGGATGGTTCTCACAGACGGTGCACAACCACGTGTTCAACAAAGCAGGGTGTCCACGGTGCGCTGATATTGGCACCGGTGAGAGATGTCGGAAATCCTATAAGCAATTTGTGCTAGATGCTGAATGCGTTCATGGAAATACATATGATTACTCTGTAACAGAGTACAAAACTACGCATGAAAAAGTGCAAATATTGTGCAGACAAGAAGGTCACGGAGCCTTTTGGCAACTGCCATCCTCTCATCTAAGTGGGAGGGGTTGCCCTCGATGTAAAGAAACAGGGTATCGGGACAATAAGCCCGGCTACTTATATATTCTTACCGACGATGACATAACCAAAGTTGGCATCACAAATAAAAACCCAAAAATCCGTTGTGCGACTATCGCAGGAAATTCTAATAAGAATCTTAGAGTTTTAAAATCGTATCTCTTTGAAGACGGTAAAATCCCTCTGAATGTGGAGACTAAAGTTCTTCGCGAGCTTCGCAGCATATACAAAAATCCACCAACGAGATTTGATGGCTACAAAGAATGTTTTTATGATGTGAATCAAGCAGCACTTCTAAACCGCATAGAACAACTAATTTCACAACAAACCGCAGCACAATCTGCAACCAAAGAGCAACATAGCTCTAACCCAGCTTCACAAGAAGCATAACACAAACTAAAAAGGAACTCTACCATGACTTTTGAACTTAGCGAAATTGCACTCCAAGAAGAGGCGACTGTACACCTCACCAATCCTAAAACGGGTGCATTGATCTATGCAGATGTGGCCCAAACACAACCTGTGCAGATTGTTGTACGAGGCACGGCATCAGCAGCCTACCGACGAGCCGTAGACGCAATGCTGAAAAAGGCCGCAAAACGGGGTAAGCGCGAGCCGACTTCGGACGAAATTCGTGAACAAAGCGTTGAATTCTTGGTGGCGCTCTCCGTACGTGGTGATAATATCACATACAAAGGGGAAGAATTGAACAGCCCCGAAGTGTTCCGCAAATTGTATGCGGACGACAGTCTCAGCTTTATTCGCGACCAAATTAACGAAGCTATTGGGTCGGTGGATCTTTTTTTGAAGGACTGAGGAGTACACTTACCCTGTATTGCCGTCAACTCGCATGGCTCGGCGCCGTTCCGGAAAAAAGTAAAAAAAGTCGTATCGAAATGGCTCAGGGGAATTCTCTGGGCGAGCGAGATGAAGACGGTAACCTGATTAAAGTTCAAGTGGAGGTCCAATTACCGGAAGTCCCGGCTCAGTGGGCTTACCTACTTGAACTTTTTTTCAATTCTGGGCAGTGTACTCAGACCGGCATGGGGTTGTCCCCTTTAAGCTGGCAAGAGGTACAATCGTTCATAGAAGTTAATGAACTCGACCTCACGCTGTTTGAGCGTGACATTATTAAAAAGATGTCTGAAGCTTACTGTGCCGAGTCTCACAAAGCAACAGACCCTCAACGCCCTGCTCCTTATGTAGAGAAGAAGGCGGAAGACGAAATTGACCGTGTTGCGCAAGCAATGCGATTCAGAGAACAACTAAATCTCTTAAGAGGGAAGTGATATGGCATTAGAAGCATCTACATTATCAGTTGTAGTTAATTCGTCGGGGATCGTGGAAACAACGAAAGCCTTGAACGACTTGGCTACGGCTGGTGAGAAAGCTGAGAAAAGTACATCTAACATTGGCAGCGGTGCGCAAGCATCTGCAAAGAAACAAATAGACGCTGCTCAACAGGCCGCTGCTGGATTTGACGCGCTTGTAGCTAGTGTACGCGCTGTGAGTGGTGCACAAGACGTGGCAGCGCGTGCGTTGGGGCAAACTGCTGCACAAACATCTGCTGCCGACAAAGAAGCCGCAGCATTTGTTGCAACGCTCAAACGTCAAGCTGAAACTGTGGGCATGTCCACAAAAGAACTTCGCGAATACAATGCGGAGCAGATGCGCATGAAAGCCGCAACTCTTGGTGTGAGCCAACAAGTTGACGGCTATATCAATAGCATCAAAAATGCAAAAGGCCCGCACGAAAGCTTTAACCTCCTTACGGCAGGTTCTGCCCGTGAATTGATGGTGTTGGGTCATGAACTTAGCCAGGGCCAGTTTCAACGTTTTGGTGGTTCTCTTATCGTGCTGGGAGAACGTATTAACTTCCTGCCGAGTTTGCTTGAGAAAGCAGGCGCTGCTGCATCTTCCCTCGGATTGAGTCTCGGTGTGTTTATCGGTGCTATTGCAGCAAGTGCGGCTGTTATCGGCGCTGCAATCTACACGTACAACAAAAGTGCCCAAGCGCTAAAAGAACTTAATCATGAAGTTGTGCTAACAGGTGGATCGGCAGGCGCTACAGGCGATGCCTTATACACAATGGCAAATCGCATCGGCTCCTCCTTTGGTGAGTTCGGCAAAGCCCGTGAAGCTGTGATGTCGTTGGCTGCAACGGGCAGGTTTGCAGCAGATCAAATCAACATTATCGCAGAAGCTGCCGTTGGTCTCGAAAAGTATGCTGGCGTGTCTATTGAAAAGACCACAGCAGCGTTTGAGAAGCTTGCTGGCAATCCTTTGAAGATCACTGATAAAGGCTTCAAGGATGTCTCCAACGCCGCTATGCAGCTTGACGAACAGATGCACTTCCTTGAGCCAACAGTGCTTGCTCATATTATGCAGCTTGAACGTCAAGGTGAGCACGCTACAGCATCCCGTGTAGCTATCAAAGCTTTGGCAGACGAGGAAAAGAATCGTGCTGAAGAATTGAAAGCGCAGCTTACTCCCCTCGGTGCATTGCTAGATACTCTTGCTGCAAAAGCCTCTAATTTCTGGAACAACCTGCTGCATAAAGGCAGCATGACAGATCAGATTAATGCAGCCAAAGATGCGCTGCAACATGCACAAGATAACGGTGTTGGCCCAACACGTATCAAAAAGCTACAAGACGAACTCTCCAAACTGCAAAATAAAGTTCTGCAAGATAACTACGATGCTGCTGAACAAGGTCACAAAAAGACAATGGACAGGTTGGCTAATGAGCAGTTGACCTATATGCGCAACTTGATGGAGCGTTCCAAAGGCGAAGAGAACTTGCAACAACGCCTTGCTCGTTTCGACAACATTATTGCTCAGCAACGCGAGCGTGCAAAAAACGATCCTACATTCCGTGCAATGACGGGTGACATGCTTTCGGATGATAGTGTTGCAATGATGCGCAAGCAGGTTGAGCGCGACAGTATCAAGGCGGGTCCGAAGCCTAAAGCAGACGGCCTCGCTGGGCTGAATCAACATTTGGCTGAAGCTAACGCCAAATACGAAATTGACAAACGTTATTACGATAATCAAATTAAGTTTATCGACGACCTTCAGCAGAAGCGCTTAATCTCCAACTCCGTTGCAGACCACGCTAAGAAAGAGTTTCTTGAGAACGAGTCGCAACTTGAGCACGATTCGCTAGAAGCTCAGTTGCGTATGGTTGACGGTTTCTATTCCAAAGACACTCGTCTGATGGAAGATGCTGCGACTAAACGTGCTGAACTCCGTAAACGTATCGAGCGTAACGAAGCTGACACTGCTGCGCGTCAAGATAGGTCTGCAACTGACCCTGCTGCTCGTGCGCAAAAAGAACAAGATGATGCTGACGCTAAAGCTGCACAGTTTATCAAAACAATTGCTTCGCAAACTCAAGCACTTCAAGACAAGATTGATGCGTACAACCGTGTGCCAGAAGCTGCCCGTGCTGCGATCACGAACGAGAAGCAGATGCAGGACGAGTTCACGAAAGCTGAAATCGAATGGAAGCAGCAGCAGATTGATGCCATCACAGCAATGGGTGAAGGCAGCGCTGAGGAAGTTATTCGACTGAACGCTGAAAAGAAAGCTCTTGAAGATCGTGCTAAAGCCCAGAAAGATTGGGAAGAGATTCAAGCTAAGATTAATGCTGCTGCTGGACGTTCTTCCGCACTCACAAAAGTGGCAACTGAACAAGTAAGGATGTGGAAAGACATCGGAAGCGAGATTGAGAAATCCCTGACATCTGCATTCGGCAATGCTGGAACTGCCGCTGGTAAGATGTTCAAAGCTTTTGCAGAGGGTCAAGCTGACCAGATTAGCCTTACTAATCAAGCTCGTGTTGTTCGTGAGAATGCTTCGCTCAGTGTACAAGAAAAAGAAAAGCAACTCAACGATATCCAGTTACAAGGTGCACAGAACCAAGTTGGCATGTACGGCAATATGGCTGACGCAGCAAGTGGATTCTTCGATAAGGGCTCCACGGGTTATCAAGCAATGGCTAAAGCCGCAATGGTGCTCCACACTGCCGAAGTTGCTCTGTCCCTGATTAAAGGTGTCAATGCAATTCTGACGCAAGGTGAAGGCGATCCTTACACAGCATTTGCTCGTATGGCTGCAATGACAGCGATTGTGGCAGGGCTTGGTGTCGCAGTGACAGGCGGTGGCAGCGGAGGTAGTTTCTCCTCAGCAGACCAACAAAAGATTCAAGGCACTGGCACAGTTCTCGGCTCTCAAACAATCACAGATGGCACCAAAGTGATTCTTGTTGGTGAGAAAAGCAACTCGATTGCAAACTCTCTGAAGATTGTCGAGAAAACTTCTGGCCTCGGATTAGCTGTTCAGAATAACATGCTAACTGCAATGACTTCTCTGAATAACAATATCACAGCCTTGGCAAAGAGCATTGCAACTAGCGGCTCTCTGACAGGTGTAACTGCCCAGCCGTATTTAACAGGGATTTCTTCTGTAGTCGCTAACACTCTCGGTAAGATTCCTTTGATTGGCGGCATGATCGGCAAAATTGCAACCTCCATCTTTGGCGGCAAAGTTACTGTCGATGATACAGGTCTTCAAGTCAATAAGCAATCACTTGCACAGATTGCCGCACAAGGTGTTTCTGCAAGTCAATACACAAACACAACGAAGAGTGGAGGCTGGTTTAGCTCCGATAAGCATAATACCGATTTGTCTAAGCTTGACCCCAACACAACAGATCAATTCACGAAAGTTGTTCTGTCGATGGAAGATGCCATTAAGCAGGCGGGTGTTTCTCTCGGCGTAAGCGGTGACGCATTTAACCAAAGGTTGAATAGTTTTGTAGTGGACATTGGTAAAGTGAGCTTGAAAGGAATGAACTCCGATCAGATTCAAACCACACTGCAAAACATTTTCTCCAAGCTTGGCGATCAGATGTCGATGTTTATGTTCTCTGACTTGGCTAAGTTTCAGAAAGTTGGGGAAGGCTTGCTTGAGACAGTCTCTCGTGTTGCCAATGATCTGATGCAAGTGAACGATGTGTTCAAAGTGTTGGGCAAGACAATGCCACAAGCAGCAGCCGGTATTGCTCAAGCTGAAAAGCTGGTGGACAGTTTTGGTAGCTCGGATGCATTGACGAAAGCTGTTAAGTCTTATCAAGATGCAATCTACACGGACAACGAAAAGCTTGCCCCTGTGGTTAAATCTGTGCAGGACTCTCTCGCAGCGATGGGTCTGTCTAGCGTCAAAACGAAGGAAGACTTCAAGCTGGTTGTTGATAGTCTTGACCTCACTTCTGACTCTGGTGTTGCTCTGTTCAACAAACTGATGACTCTTGCTCCTACGTTTGGCTCTGCGATTGACGGCCTTGCTAAAGTTAATGATACCACAAAGAGTTCTATCCAAAGCGTAATCGACAAGCTGAAGCAATTCTCTGACAACATCCACAAGTTCCGCGATGGACTTGTCCTGAGTGCTTCGTCTCCTCTCACTCCGCAGCAGCAACTTGCAGCGGCAGCAAGCCAATTTGAAACAACAATCAAAAAGGCTATGGCTGGAGATGAGAATGCACAAGGGCATGTAACGGACATTGCTCAATCTTATCTGGACGCTGCACGTACGATGTTTGCGAGTAGCGATTCTTACACGGCGATTTTCCAGAAGGTTGAAGACGAGTTGGCTAAGGTGCAGGACTTCGCTGATGGTGGTGTTTCTGACGCTCAAAAGCAGCTTGACACAATGACCAATCAGTTGACAAGTTTGAATACACTGAATGGCACTGCCACAGACATTCTCAACAGCTTGAACAATTTGGTGAATGGTGCATCGCCTGCAAGCACAGCTACGAACAGCAATGCTACGAATGCCGAGTTGCTGCAAACGCTTAAAACTTTGGTAGGCACTGTTCAACAGAGTGACGCTAACAACGTCAACGCATTGCAGAATAATGCTGCGGCTACGTACGATAGTCAAGCTTCTGTTGGCAAGGCAATCGGCGAGGTCATTAAAGCTGTTATCACAACGACTAAAACTGGCGAGCTATACCAAACAGTAGAAAGGTAATAAATGGTAGATTTTGATGCATGGCTGAATAATCCTACCGTCCCGCGTATTGTGTTGGTTGAAGTTAGTGTAAAGAGTGGCGGGTCCGAAACGACCCGTTTTCTTTCTACTAGACCATACGTCACCTCTCCAACAGACACCCCTGCTAATCAATACTACGACCCAATCGTGATTGGTGGTATTCAGTACACAGAAGTGCTGGATATTGCTGGTACAGGTGGAATGTCTGGAGGTGACATTGAGGTTGCCAACTACAACGGAGAACGAGACAGTTGGTTGGATGACGTTTGGGACAACCGAAGTGTGAAAGCATGGATTGGTGATCCTAGCTGGGCACGAAGTGATTTCCAACTGATCTTCAACGGTGTGGTGGCAACCCTTACAAGCAGTTCTAGGGACACTCTGACGCTGACAATCCGGGATAAGCTTCAGCAACTCAACTCGCCTGTGACGGATGAGAAGATTGGTGGCACAGGCACTAACAAGGATAACGTGGTCAGCCTTACGTTTGGTGAGGCCCATAACGTGTCTCCGCAATTGGCACCTGTTGATCCCATCACTGGCAACACTCTGACATATCAAATACATGACGGACCTATTGAAGGTATCTTGGAGGTCAGAGATAACGGACAACCTGTCAGCGTTACAGTGAATAACGCAGCAGGAACTTTCACGCTGAATCAGGCTTCGGCTGGAGAAATTACGGCGTCTGTGCAGGGTGACAAGAACCCTACGTACGTTAACACAATCTCCAAAGTTATTCAACGACTCGTGACAGGATATGGCAACGCATTGTCTCGCTTCACGAGCGCTGACCTCGATACAACCAATCTGGCACAGTTTGACACGCAATGTTCTCAGCCAATTGGTGTGTACGCAGATGGCAATACTAACCTGCTTACACTTTGCCAAGACATTGCAGCAAGTGTTGATGCCCGTCTTGTAATGTCTCGTGCAGGGCTTATGCAGCTTATTCAAGTGAGCATTCCCGGCACTGGCACTCCTGTGGCAATTGGCCCTGCACAGATTCTTGAGAAGTCTCTGGTTATTGCGGAACGACCATTTGTTAAGGCATCTGTGATGCTTGGGTTCGACAAGAATTGGACTGTTCAGAATAATCTTCTCACAGGTATTCCAGATGCCCACAAGACGATGTTCGCAACAGAGTGGCTTACGGCCACATCGACCAACTTGCAGACTAAGGCTGATTATAAGCTGAACGATGCACCTCCGCAGACCGACACAATGCTTAAGCGCCGAACTGATGCAAACACTGAGGCGAACCGCCGTGTAGCTTTGTGGAGTGTTCCCCGTACAGTGTTTCAGTTTGAAGGCACAGCAGATTTGATTGGCTCGCTATCGCTTGGTTGTGCTGCAACAATCACTCATCCTCGTTTTGGCTTGGCTAACGGAAAAACTGGAACGATTGTCTCCCTTTCTCCTGATTGGTTTAAAGGCACAATCACAGTAAAAATTTTAGTTTAAAGGAATCAGATGGCAACAGTAATTGGAGACAGGGACGTTCTGCTGTTAGGCAGTTCTCAGCGCGCGCTAAATCCACTCGGCTCTAAGATTATTCTTGGAACGAGTGCGCCTGCATTTAAAGTAGATTCTAATGGCAATGCATTGCCTTCTTCAATCACTATTACGGCTGCTCTGATTGGTATTGCTGGCACAGTGGCTTTTACGGCAACTGGTGCAACGGTTACAGACAATCACGACAATACTGCGACTCTGGCGTATTCTAGTTTGACTGGTACGTCTTGCACTGTCACTACTTCGATCAATGTAAACGGTCAAGCTTTTACTGCAAGCGTAACACTCTCCAAAGTGACTGACGGTGCAACTGGCTCTAACGGCTCCACAGGTAATCAGTACGCCACCGTTTATCTTTACCAGTGGGCTACAAGTAAACCTGCAAATCCTAACGGGACTACGGGCTACACCTGGGCAACTGGCGTTAACAGCACGTATACTGGCACAGACCAGTGGCAGATTAACCCTACTAACCCTGGCACATCCGGCTTCCAGTTGTATGCCGCAGCAGTACAGATTACAGCGCCCGGAGGCACTGCTTCTACAGTTGTGAGCTATTCCAATGCCACAGTGATGACTTGGTCCCAAAACGGCAATAATGGAACCAACGGTGCGAATGGCGTTCAATCTACAACGGTTCAAGTATATCGTTGGGACTCTTCCACAGCACCTTCTGCTCCTGCTGGAACGGCCACATATATCTGGACAGGTGTAAATGCTGGCACATTCGGTACTGCACCGTCGGGTTGGCAAATTAATCCTGGCGTGGCGCCTTCTCAGGGCATGACCTTGTGGGCTGCACGAGTTCGTGTTACGGATTCTGCTACAAACACCTCTACAAGTTTCAACTGGACTGACAGTGCAATTATTGCAGTTGGTGGCTCTGGCTCCAATGGTGCAGCAGGTGCATCTGGCGCTTCGTATGTCACAGCCTACTGCGCATCCACAACAGGGACAACCACTACAGCCCCTCCGCAAACAACTGGCAAGACAAGCCTGCCTGCAACGAATAGCGGCGGCCTTACCGGTACTTGGTCAGCTTCCGTCCCTACGCTGTCAACGGGACAATATCTTTATCAAACAGACGGTATTTATGACCCGACTACGGATAAGGTTACTTGGTCGATTCCTTATTGGTCGTCGTTGAAAGTGGGTAATCTTTCTGCCATCACTGGCAATATGGGCAGGTTGTATATCACTGACACGATTTCGGACTCTGCCAACAACTGGTCTATTGATAGCAATGGGCACATGGAGGCTAAATCGTGGACGCTGAGGGATTCTAGCAATAACGTTATTCTTTCTGCGGGTGGGCAACTTGCTGTTTCGGCTGCTGCGCCGGGAACGCTCAATAGTCAGCAGCAGTGGGTGGATGTGAGCGGTACCGGCAAGCCCGCCGATTACGCAACCGTGAGTGCTGCGGACGCTGCCACGGCGCTCGGATTCAATCCGCAGTTCTCCAACTGGACCGGCACCTATCCGGCCGGGTGGAATGCATGGGGGACCGCTCCGGTAAAGGAGACATCCAACTATCGCACCGGCCCCTATGCCGTCAAATATACGGTTTCGGGGGAAACGGGTATATTTGCAGCGATCAACTTCCCGACACCCTTGCCGGCGGGCACATTCGTGCAAGGTTCGTTCGACATCAACGTCATCACGAACAATGGTGGTGGCTCGCCGGGCTACCTGATCCGCTTGTTCACCGATTCGTCATTCATCGGTTTCGTTGACAATAAAGTCATCGTGCCCGACAAAACTGTGACGGGCTGGCAACACGTGCCATTTATTGCACGTGTGGGGGCCGGGCAAGTTATTTGGGGCATGACGATATACCAGATGGCGTCATGGTCTGGTATGCCGGGTGGTAACTGGGCGAATGGTTCGGTCTGCATCTTCGACAACCTGGCTTTCGACTTCTACGATTCGTCGACCGACAACAAGCAGCAGCAGTGGACCGATGTCGGCGGCACCGGCAAGCCAGCCGACAATGCAACGGTTGGCGCTCCATCAGGAACATACGTCGGCGGTATGGAAGCAGGACTTGCGGCATCGTATGCAGCCAACGGCAACTCAGCTTACAACGCCGTCAACGACGGCACAAATGGTCTCGCCCAAAAGCTTAAATCCAACGCACAAAATGTTCTCTCAGGTGGTGCAGGCTTATCGGCAGGCACGCTCGCATGGGATGGCTCCGGTAATCGTACAAGTGGCAGCGGCGTTGGCATAAACCGGAATGGCATCGTGGCGTACAACAGCAGTGGTGTTGCTACGTTTACCCTTGATGCAACAAATGGTAACGCAACGTTCGCAGGAACATTGGCATCTGCATCAGGCACATTTGGTGCCGTTACTGTGGCATCAGGCGGCTACGTAGCATCAGGTCAAACCGCATATAATACAGGCACTGGATTCTTTCTCGGATACAGCGGCAGCACTGCTGTTTTCAGCTTGGGTGTTGCAAATGGGACAGGGATTCGCTGGGATGGCACATCCCTCACCATTCAGAACCCGATTATTGCAACCCCATTTAGTGCCACTATTACAAGCAGCTCTAATTCGTACACAATCTCTCACACTGCTACAAATGGTTTTGGTGGCACATACACCGCAAACCCAACCAACGGCACTGGGCCGTATACGTATTCGTGGAGCGTTAGCACGTCCGGCATTTCTCGTGGGTGGGTTGGTGGGTCGTCTACGAATTATCAAGCGCAGCTATCGATTGAATCGAATGGTCGTTTAAACGGCGATGAGCAGGATTTTTATATGACCTGTGTTGTTACTGACACATCTTCTAATGTCTCTAAAACTGTCACTTATCTTACGACTATTTACTTCTCATGACTCAATTCATAGCTGTCGATAAAACCACAAACCAAGTTCTGTTTGGCGTGGGTAGGCCAGATGCCCCTGATCTGGAAGGGCCAATGAACGCGCCACCTCTGAACGAGGATAATATTGTTTACTACTCTTGGCAAGGCGATCTGCGCTTAAGCGATGGCCCTACACCTAATGCCGTGCTGGAATGGCATGATGCGCCTGTGTGGGTTGTTTCTATTGAAGACATTATAGCTCATGCCATTTCTCAAATTGATGATGCAGCAGATAACGTGAGAATGTTAGTGCTTTCCAAGCAGACCAACACGGCTGAATATCTCCGTGCGGAGCAACAAGCACGTGAGTTTAAGACTGCTGGATACCCTGCTGATAACGTCCCATCGTGCGTTCAAAGTTGGGTTGATGCTAAGTGGAGGGACAATTGGACAGCACAGCAAGCTGCCGACAATATCATCAGCACAGCGGACAATTGGTATGGCTTGCTAGAATCCATCAGGAAAATCAGGTTGATTGCTAAAGAGGATGTTAGGCATGCTGCCACTGAACAAGCCGTTGCTGACAGAGTTAATACTGCCAAGTCCGATCTGTTCGCCGTGCTTTCTCAAGCTGTCTAATTTTGACTTAAAGCATTAAGAGTGTTATAATCTATAACATTGTTAAAGGAGAGATTGATTGTCTAATCTACGAGTAATTTACGATAATGCGGCAGATAGGGCGACACTTTCCTCCTCTGCTACGGCCAGTGGCCTTCCTGTTGCAAATCTTAAAAGTGATATTAAATCTAAAGTTTGCCGCAGCACTAACAAAACACTCACCATCACTGCTACGTGGTCTACTGCCGAAACTATTGACGGTATTGCTCTCGCATTCACCAATGGTAGCTCTACAGCCACGATGCAGGCGCAGTTCTACACTGTCAGCACAGATACTGACCCCGCATTGGATACAGGTGCTCTAACATGCTGCCCATCCGCATCTACCCTATCATGGGCATCCGGGCAGGGTGTAAATAGCTTTGCGTATGGCGGCGGCGTGTATGCGAGGCTTTGGCTCAGCAGCAAAGTGACAGCACAAAAGGTGGTTATCACGATCACTGACACGAACAATCTTGCTGCGTATTTTGAAGCCAGCCGACTTGTTATTGGCAATAGCTGGACACCGTCGGTTGTAGAGGCTCAAGGTACGACACTGCAAGTGGCAGATACAAGTTCCCATACAAGAACAGATGCAGGCGACCTTTACACTTACGTTGGCACAAAACATCGTAAACAGGCTTTGAATCTTGCCAGTATTGAGCCAGCTTCGCGTAAGCAACTGTGGGATATTCTGTTTGGCAATGGCATGAGCAAACCCATCTTCTTATCACTGTATCCGAACAATTCTGATGCGAGCCTTGAAGCTGTGCACATGATTTATGGGAAGCTTGCTACGAGTCCTTCAATGTCGACTCCATACTTTTCATATGTAGCTGCCACTATTGAAATCGAGGAGGTTTGACGTCATGAAATTTTCTGAAGCTAAATCTCTTATTAAGAGTGGTGATCTTATTGCTTGCTCCCATCAGCCTTGGGCATCTATCTCTGACATTGAATCTCACATTGTTCGCATCGTAACTGAGTCGGAGTACAGCCACGTTTGCGTTGTTGCTGGCAGTGATAGGGATTCTCCATACGTCTTAGAGGCAGTTGTTCCGTCGGTTGGTTTGAACCCGCTGGAGAAATATCTGGACTATGGTTTCTTTTGGATTGCAGTGCCAGATAAGCCTATGACACAGCAAGAACGAGAGTACGGCCTCTCTAAAGTGGGAGAGGAGTACAGCAAGCTTGAGGCGATTGAAGGGCAGCTTGACCTGTTGCGTATCGGCTGCTCTGAACGCTGGGAGTGTGCTGAACTAACCATTTGCATGCGAAAGCTGTCGGGGCTTGATCTTGGGAGTAAAGCCACTCCTGCCGCCGTAGTCCAACGCGCATTATCGCTAGGCTACCCTCTTAAATTTGTTACGAAAGATTAGTATGGACTATGCGATGTTGGTTGGACCTATTCAGGCGCTGTTGGGGGCTTTGTGTGTTGTGTTGTGGTTTTTGTTGACAGAGACGAAGAAGAAGGCTGACAAAGTGGAAAACGATTTGGCAGTGTACAAGGTGCACGTAGCAGAAACTTATGCTTCCAGTGCAGAACTAAAAGACGCCCTGAGAGACATCAACAAGGCTTTTGAGGCCTACGGCACGAAGCTCGACGCCCGCCTGGACCGGATTGATGAGCGTCTGAATAAGATGATTGAACAGAGGGAGTGATTATGATTAACAGCAGATCACTAGACGACTTGACACCCGCTATGAAGGTCAAGTGTCAGCAGTTTATCGAGAAGTGTAAAGAGGCGGGAATCGATGTCATTATCACATCGACGTATAGGGATGCGGAATCGCAAGACGCACTGTACGCGCAGGGGCGTACTACGAAGGGTCCGATTGTGACGAATGCGAAAGCGGGACAGTCATTCCACAATTTCCGCGTAGCATTTGATTTTTGCCCTATTGTCAACGGGAAATGCCAGTGGAGTGACATCAAGACGTTCACTAAGTGTGGCGAGATTGGCGAGTCGCTTGGACTGGAGTGGGCTGGTCGCTGGGTCAGCTTCAAAGAGATGGCACATCTACAAGAAGCAGGGCACACCCTAGAAGAGTTAAGGAAACATCATGTTGGATAAATTGAAAGCGCTGTGGGCTGTAATGCAAGCAGGGGAGTCGGTGGACAACCCGAAGGCGTGGAAGGCTCACCAAGTGTCGGCAAATATGGTGGCTGCGTTTTTGTTCGCGTTGGTTCAACTAGCAAAGGCCTTTGGATATGACTTTGGCATCGATATGCAGACTTGTGCTGATATTGCAATTGGCGTACTTGCCCTCGTTAACGTTGGCCTCACCGTTGCGACAACCAAACACATCGGCTTGCCAGCGGGAGCCGTACGAGAGGCCGAATCGTCTGTGCCAAGTGTTGAGCAACCTGCCGAAGAAAAGCCCGCCGAAGTGTCGCCTGTCAGCGATTCCGAGGTTCGACAATCATCTATTGACGATGATACAAGACAGCGCGCTATCGCATGGGCAAGAGAACACAGCAAGCCTATTGTCTCTGTTGACAACGGACTTCACTCAGACGCTTGACAGCATCAAAGGTGTTGACGTCACTTTGAAATGTCGAATATAATAATGGCGAGAGGAATCCTTAGCTCGGCCCTCTCGCTTTCCTTGAAGCAGACTTGGTAGAGTCGCTTACCTTCGCCCCTTCACCTTAGTGGTGTCGGGGCATTTTTATTTGCAGCTTATGCTGCTGCTTGCTGAACAGCTTTCGGGAATGCCTTAATGCTGTTGTAGAACGTTACAACTGCTGCAATCACTTCCGTGATATGGCTGACAATGGCGTCAAAAGCAACTGGCGGGTTGGATGCTTCGTAGATCGACTTGATGATGCCGATTGCGAGGTCTTTCTTCTGAGCGCCGTTGCCGGAGCCAACAGCCGCTTCGACATTCTTCACAGTGTCGGTGATGATCGGCAGGAGGGTCAGGATGACGTTTGCGGTCGAGAGGATGTTCATGTCTAGCTTTCCTTTGGTTATGCCTATACAGGCGTTCTTGGTAGAGAATTGTTAGTTTTGCTGCACGGTCGTTCGACTCTTGTTCTGTCTGATTCTGAGGGTTGCGCCTTGTTCCGAATCAGCTTAGATGTAAGTGTATGCCTACACGTATATTGGACGCAAGCAATATGTGTGATTTATTGCGTTGTATTTCTCCAACGTATAATTGTGTTTACTGAAATATGCAACATTGTCACACTTGACATGCATCGAGGCATTGTTTACTCGTCAACAGCCTTGCTCAGCGCATCCAACGCTTCAGCTTGAGCTACGATATCTTTAGTGTTCGCTTTGTAGCGAGCCTTGATGAAGGCCGTCAGCAACTTCTTGTCCACTTTAAGTTCGTCAGTAGCTTCTTCCATCAGAGCTTTGAAGTCCTCTTTATAAGAGTCCTGTTCAGCCAGAACAGAGATGCCGCGTTGAAGGTAGCCCGTGAGTTTTTGTACGTCCACAGTGCCGATGTCGAGGGTGATTGCTTTCTTTACCATTGTTATTTCTCCTTAATATCCCTGCATAGAAACCAAGATTGCTCTTGGGTTGTCATCAATCCAAACATCAATGTTAATGCCTTGGTCGAACATAAACTGTTCTTTTGCTTTACGCCCTGCCGGGTAGAAGCCATGAACTTTCCCGTCCAATGCTTCGTAAACCTGTTGCATCTCTTCTTTAAAACGCCAAGTTACTACATACACCTTGTGGCCGCCCTTGCGGAAAGCTTCAATCACTTTATCCCACACGTAAGGGTGTCGAGTGTATGTGTCGTCGTAGTCGAGTGCGATGTTCATCAGTACGACTCTACAGTTACGCTCAAAACAAAGCTGTGGCGAATCATAACAACACTCGTGGCTCGCACAAGCTTCAAGTACTTTTCATCGGTATGATCTACAGACACGATATCGAAGTACTTCTGTGTACCTTTTTCGTCTAGGTTAAACTCCACTGTCACAATGTTCATTCAGATTCTCCTTAAGATTGTTCGTCTAAATCGACAAGAGCCATTCTACTGATGAGCAAGGCTCTTGTCAACAAGATTTTTAAGATTGTTTCAGCGCTTCAAACTGTTCGTCTGTAAGCTTGGTAAGGCCGGAATATCCACCTTGAATAAAAAGCTTATCGTCTCGGTAAATTTGAGGCATGCTGCGATGACCTTCACGCTTAAGAAATTCGTAAGCTTCAAAGTCCTCATCAATCTTGATAACTTTAAATGGCACACCTTTTCGTTCAAGGAGTTTTGCAGCTTGAACGCATTGAGCGCAACCTTCCATAGAATATACAATAATCATAATTTCCCTTTACTGACACGCAACACATTCACCACTGCTACTTACAACACCACGAGACGAGTACACATAGTACAAGCTAAGAATGTTCTCATTCTCAAACGCCTCTTGGTGAATCTCCGAAATCAACTTCTCGTCAGCGTTACCCGCAAAGAACAAATTTGTGCTCTGTCCCTGGTCAATGTATTTCTGTCGAGTTGCAGCAAGACGAATAATGTCTTTCTGGTTAATCTCAAATGCTGTTTTGAACACACGCTTCTCATCGTCGGTAAGCCAATCGACGTGCTGCACACTGCCTTGACTCTTAACCGTGTCACGAATGCACGCCTCAACGTCCAAACCTTTGTCCTTAATCAACTTTAGCAGTGTAGGATTGACACGATCCATTTCCCCAGCCGCCGTAAGCTGCGTAAAACTCATAGCTACGTCGGGATTGATGCCCTCACTAATACCTCCGTAGATCAGTGCAGTACTCTTGGTAGGCGCCACAGCCATACGGTGAGTGAATCGTACGCCGTATCCTTTGCACCACTCGGGCTCTCCCAATTCTTTAGCCAACCACTTAGATGCCTCCAAAGATTGCTCATCAATCTGTTTGAAGACACGGGCGTTGAACATGTGTGCATCAACGCTTCCAAACTCCATCATGTGCTCTTGCAAGTACGTGTGGAATCCACCTGCACCTAGGCCAATCGCGCGACCTTTCACAGTGGATGCAACTGCCTTTTCCATGCCCCGAATCTTAGATGCTTGCTCAATGAACTCGGAGATAACGCAGTCCAAGAACACAGTGCCAACAAACACGGCATCCGTATCTTTCCACTCATCATAGCGGGCCAGATTCATCCACGACAGCACACAAGTGTAAGTGTAATCAAGACTGCTGTGCAGCATAATTTCGGAGCAATTCCCTGTCAAGATTCCATTAAAAACTCCCATGTGAAGAAGAGGCTCATTAAAACAGTATGTATTATCTACACGACCTTCATCAACAACTTCCAGCACTTTTACGAAGTTTTCTGCATTTCGGTTCGGAACATGGTCAGAAATTTGAACCCTGTGTGTTTCTAGACCTAAACTCTTCAAAGTAACAATACCCACCCCTGAGATTAACAGTCTCTTAACAGCCTTACAGTCATACATTTTCAGATCGCCTGTGCCGTCATTTGCAGGAAGCTTGTATTCCCCTGCATCGCGGGCATGTTTAACCTTTGACTGCACTCCTAGAGTTTGGAGCATCAATTGTACTGCCTCCAAAAACCCTGGTTGAGTAGAAACAATTTGTAGACACTGTGAATCTCCACAACGGGACACGCACCCATCGGAATCCAATAGGCCGGCAAACCATTTAAGACGGCTGTCTATAGTGTAAGATGCATCAGGGACGAAGAATTTTAACTGCAATCCGTTAACATTGAAGTATTCCCGGTCGTGCTTATCTTGAACAGACCAATTCGTACTCACGTCTTTGAACAACCAAGAAAGTTTGCGCTTTTCTCCGTACAAATACACTCGACTATTGCCATTCTCGAAACAACCGTCCCCACTGTAAAAGCCGTTTTGATACGCCAACTCAAGAGTTTGATCGCCTTCGATAAATGGTGTTGAAAGCTTGACTAGCTTATCCCCTTTTACCAATTCGCAAGCATGTTTCTCGATTACTTTACCATTACGTTGGAATCCACGTTTAACATAGAATTTGTGGTAAGGGGTGCACTCAAGAGTCTGCCCGCAGTCAGTTACAACTTTAATAAGCCTCTGGTTTTCTCCAGTTTTACGAACCACAACCTCGCTCCACTGTTTCCCGTTCCAAACATTCACGCTCTCATTCTCAATGTCAGAAATAGTCTGATATCCGACGTCCGTGAGAATCTGCGTTTCTGGGGCTACACAAAGCTGGCTTGCTTTCACCATCAAACCCAAGTCCTTGTACATCTGCGGTCGCTGACGATTGACTTTATCGACAAAGAAGAAATACCCCTTACCGAAGATCATCTTCGCTTTCAAAGCCCGTTGGTATCGCTTGGTAGCCTCTTTGCCACCTTTCTTCAACTTGGCAATGAACTTGTCAGTAATAATCCAACCGATGTTCAGATCGTCAGGTTGTTCTTCAAGGTATTGCACAACTTCCCAAAAATCTCCGTGCTCAATGTCAAGGTAAGCTGCCCATGCACCTCGACGCGCCGTTCCTTGTGCCACATCTCGCATGTCTTGCACAAAGTGCTTGATAACTGGAAGCACGCCACTTGCCTTGCCGCCAACACTGATCTTGCTTCCGCGAGGACGGATGTTGGACAGATCAGACGCAGTGCCGAACCCTTGCTTAGTCAGGATTGCAATCTCACGATAAGCGTCGTAGAAGCCTTCGATACTGTCATCCACCACACTTCCTGCACAACTAACTGGACAACCGCGATTTGTACCCATGTTTGCTAGTACAGGGGTAGAGCAGCACACCCAGCCCTGCCACAACACTTCAAAGAACTTTTGCTGCCAATAGTCTTCCGGCGTCAGTAGATTGTACCACTCTTTGTAATGCTCGTCGTAAATTTTTCGTTTGGGGGCATGCTTAGCAGCCGTGCTCGCAATTCGCAAGAACTGCTCTTTAGGATGCTCCGCTTGATGCAAATACTTCTGCACAAACATCTGATACCCTGCTGTGCTCATCCACGGTGGCACAGTTCCCTTCTCTTGCCCTTCTTTTCGTTCTTGGCTAAATTTCTCGTAGAGGTTTTCAGTCATTCATCTTCCTTCACATTCCATTCAAAAGCTTTTTCATTCCATCCGCGCTGGTACTCACGCCCCACGCCTGTAAAGAAGTCAACTTGTTGGTATCCTTGTGCCGACGTGTAGAACCACCCTTCAATGGTGTGGTCAACCACTTCAAAACACGGATCAACACCTAGTGAGTCTAGACATACGTTGACACGGTGAGCTACAAAAGATTTCATCTGTTCAGCCGTGATGCCACGCAGCGGACCTTTCTCAAACAGCATATCAACAATACGTTCTTCATGCTCCAGCAGGACTCCTGCAACAAGCTTAATCTCTTCATGCAGGCTGTCTAACTCTTCCTTTTTAAGCTTCGTCTCTTTAACAACTTGCTTGAAGAGTGCCGCCCCCGCTTGTTGGTGCAAACCTTCATCAATCAGACTTTGGTTGATACCTCGCACCGTATTGCTGATAAGATTGTTGCCGTTGCTCTGGAAATTCTTAAACATTGCAAAGCTGCTGAAGAGAACAGCACCTTCAAGCATGCTAAACGTTGCGAGACTCAGCAAATCATCTTGCCCATCCACAGCCTTGTCAAGAAATTCAACACGCTCATTTAGCACAGGGTCATCAATGTAGCTTGTGTAGAACTCGTCAGTATTGAGGCCAAGGACTTCATTCAACTTGTTGTAGAACGGGGCATGCACTGCCAACTCCATCATGCCAAACACCGATGCCATGCGTTGAATCTCCGGTCGCGGGTATTTGTTCATCACCCGAGTCATCCAGTATTCAGTGCCAACAAAAATCTCATACTTGACAAAAAGCTTCAATGCAGTGGTAACAGCATGCCGCTCAGCGTCTGTCATGTTGACTAGCATATCCTGCTTGTCTTTTTCCATAGCGATTTCATTCGCTGTCCAGAAGCATTTCTCAAGTTGCGTGTTGGCGAACTCTACAAACTGCGGGTAATACGTTACATAACTGTTAGTGTGTGTTTTGATGCGAGGTTCTTTTTTACTCATCAATATTTCCTTCTACATTCTTACGGCTTTTATGTTTCTTCCTACGTTTCTCAGCAGGTTTGGGATTAACATAGTCTTCCATACTTTTAAAGCTGCCGTCCGGGTTAACTTGGCTCCCTCGGATATGGTACAAGATTTCTTCTAGTTGTGCAATCTCATTCGCAATCTTTAGTTCTTCCTCTTTGTATTCCTCAGCTTCCTTGACAGGGATATTGTCATCCAATGCATTTCCGCCGTAAGTTGGCGATGTGTTGCCAAGCTCGTGAAGTTGCTCAAACAAGGAGCGGTCGTAAATAGACGAAGCAATAAGTCGATCTTCGTACGTGCTAAACTGACTTGTAAGACTCTTACGGTCAAGCTTCAAGTCGCCTGCGATAAGAAAGTTAACAACAACTTGCCCTTGCAAATTACGGTGCTGGTATGCTCGATACTCCAACGGTTTAGTGATGTCGATGCCAATCATGTCAAGGTATTTGCCAACAAGCTGGTCGTTGGAAGGATGTACCATTTCCATGTAGTTGAGATGGCTCAGGCCGTCAATAAGTTTAAGATCAGTAACGCTGATAGTTTTCACGCTTCACCTCCGAAGAAATTAACAGGCACTAGATCGGAGATTTCTACTGGCACAAAACCATCAGGTTTGCGAACTTTCCCGTTCTTATCCTTCAGCGCATAACAATCATACTCGTTGTTGTAAAGCACGTCCCAACCTTTCTGATAGTACTTATCTAAATCACTACTTAGCATCTGCGTAGGATATTTTTCCAGATTGTTGATGCACACACGTTCAATAGCTTTGTCCACATCGAAGCCCGCCGATTGCATCTTCTGCATCAGCCCAACAACTGTGACAAACGCATCGCACACTCCGTCAAGAAGCCCTACAGCGTCCTTGTCAGCATACGCTTTCTCAAGCTCTTTTACTTCCTCTACAACCACTTTAATTTGTGCTTCTAGGCTGTTCGCATCAACATTGCTGAGGTTGCCAGCGATGTTATTGAAAGCATAAACGTTCCAGTAATGGTCATCAATTTGCATTATTTCCCCACATTCGCAAGACTGTTATCAATCTTGTGCTCAGAGACATTCTTACGTCCCCGATTCTGCTTCCCACAAGAAAGGCAATTATACAGCATAAACTCCGACGTTGCAGTGTAATATTTCTTGTCAATATCAGCCAGCTTCTCACTGCCACAGCATACACAACGAAGCTTGCCAGCAGGCTCGTACAAAGCAACGTTGGGGTGTGTCTTGCTCCAATGGCGCAGCCGCATATACACTTCTTCCAGCACCACAACGTCCTGAATGTTGTATTCAAGCATCTCCTCGAATGCTTCGTCATCCATCGCCATGCAGCGAGTCCACAGTTCAAAGCCGCTGTGGCTTGCTTTACGTTGCAATCCCAAGTACGCCGCAATGCTGTCAAGACTGTTGCTCGGGAAGCGGAACTCAGCCTTTGCAATCCGAAGCGTATCCACAATCTTGCTAGGTGCCGGTGGGGTCATGCCAAGAGCAACCATGCGAGTCTTGATAAGTGGAATGTCGAACTTTTGAGCGTTATGAGCCACACACAGGTCCGCTTGGCTCATCAGGTCTGCAAGCTCTCGCACCAACACTTCATCGTTCCGCGCTTCGTAGATTCGATTCGACACAATGGTAGGTTCTCCAAGCCACTTTGCAGAATACGTCAGCAGATAACCCTCGTGCACCACTTGCTTCTGGCTAACATTGTTATCCCAACGACCCCATACGTACGCAGTGGTGGGAGCGCATTCGATATCCAGCAGAAGAATCTTAGCACCTTTAGGTACAGTTCCTTCTACAGCTTCCACTTCAGTTTCACGGAACTTGAAGTATTTGCGGAGGTTGTCGGACACGGTGGACTTCGCAACACCAATCCGGCGAGAGATTTCACGCCACGACATTTCAGGATTTTCGTTAGCCATCTTGACAGCTTCAACGCACCAGTCTTTATCAGCAATATTCATCGAATTTCCTTATGCTTGAGGATTTCATAAAAATCAATATTCGCCGAATCTGAACAGGTAGCGGAAATCTTATTTTGTACTTCAACGCTGACCTCAAGTGCTTTGCGAATTTCCCGAAGCTCGTACAACACTTCCTCAAGAAGCTTATTAGTTTCTACAGTTGCAATATGGCTCATTCGTATTCCCTCACCACTTCGTCTTCAAGTTTGACAGGTTTCTTATTGAAAGCCTTAAGCATTCGCTCCAGCGTGTTTTGGATATCTTCCATTTGCTCCCAACCGTTCACTGACGCTGCGCACCAACCTTCAATCTTCCCCGAGTTATCATAATAAACTTCAACGACATCATAGCAGTCATCATCCACATTAACTGCAACGCGATAGTCCCAAGCTTTTGCCATTACACATTCCCCTTCAGTTTACCCAATTCAGCCTTCAGCGCTTTCGCCTTCGTAACGCTAGGAAGTTCCTCGCCCATAATCTCAGCAATCTTGTCTCGGAGATCATCTTGTCGAGATTTATAATTGGCGATGAGTCGCGTGTGATGCTCAATTGTTTGTTCGTTAAGCTTGATGCTGCTGTCGAGTTGTGCCACTTGTTCTTGGAAGTTTTTCAGAGTTCGTTGTTGTTCGGCTGTGAGTGGGCGCTTGTCGAGGATTTTCCACAACCCGTTGTCTACAAAATAATTCACCAAGCTTTCCGCAAAAAAGATACAGCCGTCACAATCAGCCCAAATTATGTCAAAGCCGTTTGCAACCCGCTTCGCAAAACCGCTGACGTGCCCGTATCTGTGGCGGTAGTAAAACTCATCCGGCAGCTTCATATCGTCTTGCTTCGGCGTGTCCTCTACAACAATCCATTCACCACTTTCGACTGTCTGATCGACATACCCCTCATCAAACGTCTTGCGTGGCAAAGAACCAATCTTGTTGGGATACCCTCGTGCCCAATTCACTTCGTAGTCTCCGTGAGTGTTTTTAGTGACAGTGTGTGTGAAACCGGGGATGCGGCTAACACGCATTTGAAACTTATCTGGCAGTTTCATTTCTTCTCCTTTTGCTGTTGAATGTAGTCATGGGCCTGCTGCAACGCTCTAATAAGCTTTGGAATGTCCTCCTCGTAGAATTGTACGGCATCTCTGTCAGCATCGTGTACAACAACTAAGCTTGTGTTTCGCCCGTAGAAGTGCGCGGAAACAACCCCTTGCGACCCGTCGTCATCTTCAAATAAAAATTGTTGCATTACTTCTTCCCCTTAAGAATCTCTGTCAAAGCTTCCCTTCTTTGCAAATCGTTCTTACAATTATACCCTTGTTGTTGAAGCAGTGCAAGAACTTTTTTCTTGTCTTTCATAAGCGCGATAACTTCCTTATCAATCTTGGCGTCTTCAAAGGACATGCCAGGGTTCTTCTGTTGATGCGAAATTACGTCGTGGCAAGTCTTGCATACGCATCGCATGTCCTTATACGTCAGCATGAAGAGATGTCTAGCATATCCCTCTACATCACTCATACTTTTCAGGGTTCCGCTGTCACCGATGTGGTCAATTTCAATGTCACCCTGGACGTGAGGTAAGCCGCACACTTCACAGTCAATACCCCAAATCTCTGCATGATTTTTGGAGAACTTCTCCTTGGGGTTAGGAATCTTGCGCCGCTTAGACTGTTTGTACAAGTGCTTCAACGGATACTTTGACCAACCTTTTCGCAATACGCCTCGCACCCATGTGATGAACTTTGACTCGCTTCCCCAAGGGTTGCCCTCTTCCTCCCACGGCTTAGCATCGTTACGGCTTGTAGACATATCCCTCCGCTTCATTCTTGTTGCGGACATAATTGTACACGTCGAGAATAGCAAGTCCGCTAATGTCCCAGCCAATGAAACGCTTCACAACACGTTCTTCGTAAGACAATGTGTCGAGCACTTTCCAGCCGTAGAAGGTTTTTACGGGCATGTAGCGTACGGGGAATGATTTACGGTTGTTCATAGTTTCACTCCAAATTTAGCGAGTTCTTCTTCAAGGACAAATTTGTAGTCCTCACTGGTCATCATCCGGCTCATAACACAGTTCTCGTTTAAGACGTACTTCCAGTCTACCTCAAACTGATTGCCACGCCAACCTGTAATCGCGCGAGGTTCAGGATAAAGTTTCTTGTACACCTCAATCGTAGCATTCCAAGCTTCTTTCTCGTTCTTACACTCCTTAAGCGCTTTGTAGGCACTTTTTTCACCCCAACGTTTTTCAGGACATGCAGAGTTGGCCCAGTACTCGTCACTATCATCCCCACTGCATACCTGCATGAGCCACCAGATGTACCCATAACCCTTCACAGCATCTTTGTCGTTGATGTACAGTCTACCAAAACCATCAATCTTTTGAGGCTGTTGCATCTCTCCGTGGATGTAGTAGTTGATGTTGCAGCCGAAATAGTCCTTTTCGATTCCAATAAGAACTTTATTCGGGTCTTCTGTACAGTCGATCACTGCTTGGTCATCGGTTTCTAGGTATCTAACAATCTTACCCTTGTGACTCGTGATAAGATATTTCTCAATTTCCTCTAAGTGCAGCGGCTTCATCAACTTTGCCCTTGAGCCTTTATATTTCACAATCGTAGATGCTTCGACACGCCAACTATCCCCTTTGCCGATATAGCCATAATAAGAATCTGCCCCAAGTGCTTCGACAATATTTTTAATGTGATTCTTAACAGACGACAGTGCAAACTCTATGGGTTCTGCCACTTGCTTGTCCGTGAAGACAAACTCCTCTAGTGCAAACGGTTGTTTTCCATCCTGCATACGGCTCAAATTAGTATCAGCCAACCAACCCCCTGATTTTGTTTTCCAGTGCCCATAAAAATTAGTTCTTGTGTTAAAATTCTTAACACGACCAGTGGGTTTATGCAAAACATCTACAGTACGTTTCTCACAGGCGGAGCCTATCTGGTACTTCAAGTAGTCATAGTCGAAAACTAGTGTTGTCATGTTCCGTGTCTCTCTGTGTATCCAGCACCGTTTTTGTTGGCAGATTCTAGACCATCCTTTCGTGCCTTCACCGCCATCTCGTACGCGACGGTGTCGCTATAAAAATCGCAGCTAAAACTTTTTGTGTGACGTTTACCTGTTTCGTCTGTCCAATCCGCTCGCCAGACGGGTGTTTCTCGGCCATTTGACTGAGTTACCACCGCCTTGCTCACACCAACGATTCCCGATGTGTTCTTTGACGGTTTTTTCATATTATGAGCGTTTTCCTTTCTCGTCACTCCCCTCAGGTTCGCGATTCTATTGTCGCATCTTACACCGTTTATATGGTCAATTTGTTCGTATGACACCCCTTTATTGAACATTTCAAAGATGATTCGGTGCACCTTGACAGGTGTACGTTGCACTTGCACTCGCCAGTGCCCATGAACGTCCTTACTCCCCGCTACCATCCCTTTCCTCGTTCGGGTCAACACTCCGAATACGTTGTAGATATCCTTATTCCACCTGAGTCCGCTGGGACTTGTCTCATCGTAGTAGAACCACTCATCCCATACAAAACTGTGTTCTTTTTTATTTGTCATATCTTCCCTTAAACAAAAACCCTGACTCCCTTTCGAGAATCAGGGCAAATTGATTACAGCTTAAAATGGAGCACTATCATTCAGGTCTTCTTCCGGCTCTTGCTCTACCTGTTTAGCCTTGCTTGCACGTGCCTTGGTGGCGGACTCTTTAGCCTCTTCCTTCTTCACAGTTTTCGAGCCAAACTCATTTCCTGCGACACCACCACCAGAAGAGACGTACTCTTTAAAACCTGCCTCATCCATGAGGACGTTACCGAGCTTAGCGAAAGTGCCAAACTTGTTCTCAGTCACTCGGTAGCTGACCTTGCCGTACGAGCCATTAGCAATCAGACGGCTTTCCGTGATATCTACGCGGTCGCCATTATCGAAGTCCACAAACACCC